ATGAAACGAGCGGAAATCAAGCGCCGGCCGATGGCCGATACCACCCTCTCCAGCCTCGAACCCGAAGAAAAAACCTACCGCGAACACGACGGCCAGGGTCTGTATTTTCGGGTGAAACCTTCCGGCCAGAAGCTGTGGGAGCTACGGTACTCGAAACCCGGCTCGAAAGCCCGTTCTTGGCTGGGCCTAGGCCCCTACCCCAGCGTTGGTGGCGCCCTGGCCAGGACCAAGGCTCAGGAAGCGCGCACGCTCATCGCCCAAGGCATAGACCCTTCCACTCAGCGCAAAGCGGTTGAGGCGGAAGAGAAGGCACAATCCGAGAACCTGTTCGAACTCTTGGCGCGAGAATGGTATGCCACGCGCAAAGCAGGCTGGGGCGACGGGTATGCCAAGCGAGTGATAGGCGCCCTGGAACTGCATGTGTTCCCGAGAATGGGTAACCGGCCCTACGCCGATATCACCCCGATGGAATGGATGGAGCTGTTCCGCTCCATGGAGAAGAAAGGCATTCTCGACCAGATGGGCAACGTGCGCCGATTCTGTAAAGAGATTTACGACCTCGCCCGGGTTACCGGCCGGGCGATCAACAACCCTGTCGACGGCCTCGACAAGTTCCTCCAGAAGAAGCAGTCCACGAACTATGCCCACGTCGAGCAGGTCCAGCTTCCCGCTCTCCTACGTGCAATCAGCGCCTACAACAACAAAACAGTCAGGATTGGGCTGCGCCTGCTGGTTATCAACGGGTTGCGGCCCAGCGAAGTACGGGAGGCCCGCTGGAGCGAAATCGACTTAGACAAAGCCATCTGGGAAATCCCGGCTGAACGGATGAAAAAACGGCGGGCGCACATCGTTCCGCTGTCGACCCAGTCAGTCGCCTTGCTCAAGGAACTGCAACTGTACTCAGGCTCCTACGACCTGCTGTTCCCTGGGCGGAATGACCGCACCAAACCGCTGAGCAACATGGTTTTCAACATGGCCCTTCGTCGCATGGGCTATGAAGGGATGCAGACTGGTCACGGCTTCCGCCACATCGCATCTACCATTCTGCGAGAGAACGACTTCCCAAAAGACCACGTTGAAGCGCAACTGTCCCACGCCGAGGAAGGCGTCGCCAGGATCTACAACAAGGCCACTTACCTTGAACAGCGGCGCACCATGATGCAGTGGTATGCCGACTACCTCGCCGCGCTCGAGCGCGGCAATGTGGTCCAGCTTGATAAGAGGGCCTGAACAGGCCCTTGCCCTACCCAGCAGCATTCCGCCAAAGTAGTAGCCCATTGCCTCCCAAGCCTGGAAGGAACCGGCTATGCGCACCCACTACGACAATCTGCATGTCAGCGAGAAAGCTGGCCCTGAAGTGATCAAGGGCGCCTACAAAGCCCTGGCTCAGAAGTGGCATCCAGACAAGCACCCTGACCAGCGCGAGAAAGCAGAGCACTATTTCAAGATCATCACCAGGGCCTTCGAGGTGCTTTCCGATCCCAAGGCACGCGCCGAGTATGACGCTTGGCTGGAAACTAAGCGTGGTGTGCCTGAGACAGATCCTGAGCCAGTCACTGCGAACGAGTACGTGCCTCCAGTTCCTCCCGTAAAAAATCCAACTGTGCAGGAAGTGATGCCTATTTATCCGTGGCGTCGGTTCTTTGCCAGATTTATTGACACTCTGCTCATTACGTCGGCATCTGGCTTTGTGGCTGGCTTTCTATTCGCCGCCATCTTCAATGTGGATATTAGCGAGCATTTTGAAGATTCTCTGCTGTCATGGATTGCCCTTGGAGCAATAAGCGTAGTAATTGTCGAAACCCTGCTGGTATCAAGCATTGCCACTACGCCTGGTAAATTTATTTTCGGGATTCATGTTAAAGCCAAGTCTGGCGGCAAGCCTGGGATTAGTAACGCTCTGGAAAGAAGCGTGCTTGCAAACCTTATTGGGCAAGGTGCCTGCATCCCTTTTGCAGGGGTAATTACATACCCCATTAGCTATGCTCTACTCAAAAAGAACGGCGCTGCCCCTTGGGATAATCAGGCAGGAACAGAGCTAATCTGTAAGCCGCTGAAAACCTGGCGATGGGTTTCTTGCGCGCTCATCACGGCAATTGCCATGCTCATAAACGGTGCACTATTAAAAGCGCAAGTGAGTGAAATGAAGCAACGGCCAGAGCCATGGAAAGAGGCCCCAATAGTAAGCACCGGGCAGCAGGCCAACCAAAACAACGGCAGACTTGCGCCATATGACGGAACATACACGCCACTGGCACAGGCTCAATCTCCATTGCCTACGCCCACAGATGACGCGATTCATTTTCAGAAAATATATAGCGCCCATCCCGACGCTGACACCATTGTTGCCGACCCAGCTTTTACATCATGGACGTCCAGCAACTCAGAAAGGGGGCGTATTGTTGAAAGCGGAACTGCTGACGAAGTGATAGGGCTGCTCAGTTCTTATAAAGCTTACCGAGCCACTCTGCGCCAGCCGCAGGTACCTACCGCAACACGTCCCCGCAATCCATATCCCGACTGCGTCATACGCCAGACGATGACTGATGCCGACTATGCTGCCTGCGGAATCAAACCACCTGGTAGATAACTAAGTATCTTGACGCCTGCCATTTCCTGGCTTACCTTCTACCCGCCGCTGCAAATTCAGCGGCCGGGCTTGGTAACCCGGAATGATCGTAGGCGCACAGCGCCGTAAGGCGTTTTTTTGTGCCCGCGTTATGGCGGGCCGTGCGTGGGAGTCCTTCGGGGCTGCCGGGTTCCTACGTCCCCGGTTTACCAACCCGCGCACGGTTCGCCTCCCTCTCGCTTGGTAACGACGGCGGCGGACTCCAACCAGATCGTAGGAGCTCCATCATGACCAGCACCGCTCAAATCGCTACAAACTCCCAAGAACGCATTAAAGCGCTTGAAGAGCGCTATTCACACCATGGATGGCTTGGCTACTCATGGCCTGCGCCAGATCGCAGGTATCGCCAAGCTGGCCCTGACTGCCTTGGAGTCTCCTGAGGCCCGCAACAATCCCGAGAACCTAGCTCAAGCGCTGAATGCCATCTGGTGGATTGCTGAGCATACCGACCAGTGCTTCAGCGATACGGCCAAAGAAGCAGGTAGCGACTATCAAGACAAGTCTGCTGAGCGCCGCTGCGCTGCGTTCTTCAATCAAAAGGCGGCCTGATCATGAATGCACTCATTACTACCGCTGTAACCATGACCAGTCGCGAGATTGCTGAGCTGGTTGATTCGCGCCACGACAAGGTAAGGCAGTCCATCGAAAGGCTTGCAGCCCGCGCAGTTATTGAATCTCCCCCAATGGGGAACTTCAAAAACAGCAACAATGTGACTGGCTCTGAGTACATTTTCAGCGGCGAAAAAGGCAAGCGCGACAGCATCATTGTCGTAGCCCAACTCTGCCCTGAGTTCACTGCTCGCCTGGTTGACCGCTGGCAAGAGTTGGAAGCCAAGCTGGCCAAGCCAGTGGCCACCGAGCTTTCCCATCTGGAAATCCTGAAACTGGCGGTTGAGTCTGGTCAGAAGCTCATTGCCGCCGATGCAGAGCGTGAACATGCCATCCGTGACGCTGTTGTGACGGTGGAGAAGGCGCTGCATGGACTGCTGGGGAAAGTTTCTCCGGGGAAAGCGCTGCAGACCAGCATCAGGAATCCCGAAAGCCCAGGGGCTAAGCGTACTAGGGCCTACCGTGAGCGCAAGAAAGCCGCTGCTGCGCTAGTCAAACACAGCTAAGCAATCCGGAGGGGCCGCAAGGCCCCTCATTGCTGTCTAGCAATTGCAAAGCGCCGCGCAATCTCCTGCGCATGCTCAGCGCCCTGCATCAGCCGGGCTTGCCGTATCGCCCTATCCAATCCCTGATTGCCGGTATTCATCGGCGGCACCCTTCCATTCAACAGCGCCATGACATTCACCTGAGACACGCCGCTCAACTTCAGCGTCTGCGCGATCTGTTGATTGTTCATGCCGGCCGCGCGCGCGGAGCTGACCAATCGCCCCATCTGCGTAAACGCCTGCTGGTACTGTGCCTGCGCAGTCTCCCGAGCGCTACGGATATCACCGTCTGAAACCTTGTTGCTGCTGCGCAGCGTGCGGCTCAGCACCTTGCGCGCATCGCTCAAGGCATCAGTGAACTCAAACGAGCGATAGTACAGCGCAGTCTGGGTATCCAGGGTGGACGCACGCCAGCCCAATAGGCTGACCAGCTCGTCGCGCATATCGTAGGGCTGGCCGCTACCTTCACGGCGCACACCCTGAGCTGCCAGCGTCAGGCGCTCGGCGTTGCTGACAAAGCCGGGCTGCAGCGCCTTGCGCAGATGGTCGGCAATGGCCAAGGTCTGATCCACCGGACCAGCGTTCTCCAGATACACCTGGCCGCCGCTGCCCTTCTTGTTGGCCATCACCTCGAACAGTGCGCCAGCGGTAATGTCGGTACCAAGGAATGGCTCGATCATATCGCCCAGTGCGCTGGTCGCCGCCTTCTCCCATGGCTGGTCGCGCAACATGGCGGTCAGTGGTCGCTTCCAATATCCGTAGGGATCGAGGAAGCTCATATCAAAGTATCGCAGCTTACCGTCAGCGTCTCGGCCGGTGAACAGGAAGGTCGAATTACGCTGCCACGGCGGTGCCAGGTCACGAATAGCTTCTTCCTCATCATCGCCCACGCCGAAGGCGGCAGCAGTCATTGCCGAAAGTGCGTAGAAGCCAGCCGACACCATGGCCATGCCCACCGCACGCTTGCGGCCGATCGCCTGCAAGCCTGGGTTATCACTCTTCAGGTCAGCGGCAGTCAGGCGCAGCATATTCACCGACGTGCGCACGATCTCAGCCGGGAAGCTGACGAAGGTACCCGCTAGCGGGAAGCGTCGTAACCACTGGATGCCCTTGCCGATCATCGAGTAGGTCGGATAGGTGTTGCGGATACGCTCAGCGGCCATCTGCTCGGCCTGTGCTTGCGGGATGCCTGCCTTGATGAGGCTCGCCTTCTCGTTCTCAAAGCCGATGATCTTCCAGAAGTCATCACCGAAGCTGTAGAACCCCTGGGCCACCTGGTTGATCTGGCGCAGCCACTTGATGCCCGTGCCGCTCTTGCCGCTCAACAGTTCATCCATGCGCGCATCCTGCAGCAAAGCCATCATCTCCCCGGCGTAGGGCGTGTCATACACCACGCCAAGCTGTTTCAGCTTGCGCAGATAGGCTCGATCATCGCCAGTGGCATTCTGAGTCACTTGCTCACGGAAGGCAGCCCAACTCTTGCGCATCTGGCTCATGTCGAAATGACCGTTGGCCAGAGAGAAGAACATCGCCGACTGCCAGTTGCGCATGGCCGTAGTTGGGCTGAGTACCGTCTTGCCGTATTTGACCATGCCGTTCAAGCGCACGATGGTGCGATACAGATCGCTCATCTGCTCCTTACCCATACTATCCTTGAAAGCCTGGGCTACTTCAGGGAAGGTCCACAGCCCGTTGAGCGGTGCATAGGTGTCGGATTCCTCTCCCGCGATCTGCACCGTGGCGCTGGCCGGCCTATCCTTACCCTCGAACAGGAAGGCACCCATACCTGAGGCGCGCACCTGATCGAGAAAACGCTGATTCCAGATCAGGCGCCCCATCTTGGTCGCCGACTTGGCGAAGTTCAGCCGCGGATCGGTGTACTCGCCCAGCAGTGCGCGGATCTCCGGTGCAATTTCCTTGCGCTTGATCATCACACTCAGATCCTTGGCACCCAGTTTGCCCTCGGCGATGAAGCTATCCATCGAATCGTAGGCCGTGCCGTTCTTGAGCATCTCGTTCACCGCCACGTCTGCCAAGCGATTGGCTTCTACCATATCCGCACCCTGGCTGCGGTAACCTTCAGCGAGATATCGCCTGGCCGCGTTTACTGTTTCCGTCGGCACCTGCTGATACCACTTCGGGTCGTCGAAAGCCTGGTAACTACGATGCACATAGCTGCCGAGGTTGCTGGTGATTTTCTCGATCAGAGCCGGATCGGCACCCTGCAACTTGTCTTCAACCTGCCGCTGGAGAATGCCGATGTATTCCCCGGAAAGGCTGTCGATGTACTGCCGCATGGCAATCAGCGCCGTGCGCGTTCCTTCCGGTAGCGATGGATCAACCTTTCCGGCCAGACCGTTAGCCAGCACCTTCATCTGATCAGGCGACAGCTTGTCTATGCTGGTACCGAAATCGGTCTTTACCGCCTGCTCCAGCCCACCAGCCAGGTGGCGCACGTCGAACTCGACCGCCTGAAACTCGCTGTCGCGCTTGATCTTCTCCGCAAACACAGCATCCGGCAGCAGACCGCCCGGAGCGAACTGTCGGCGGAATTGCAGCTTGGCCTTGTTCCACAACGTCTTGTCCTGCTCACGCAAGCGGCGGTTTTCCTCGGCAAAAGGATCACTGGCATCCGTTTGGCCCTGGCCAAATCGACCGGCAACCCGATCAAGCACGCCCGGCATCCCCATCTCCGCGCGGCGGTAGCGGATATCGGGATCAACCTGATCGAACGCCCCGGTGTTGTTCGTCGCGCTCTTCACCTGATTGTTGTAGAAAGCCACCCAGGTTCCCGTGTCGCCGAGTTGGATACCGTCATACCCCTCACGCTCGAGGCGCTGACGCATTTCGAGCGCCTTCTCGAAAGTATCAAGGCGCTGCGATTCCGCCACACTCATGCGGTAAGGGTTCTTGATCGAGGCGAACAGCGGCATCACGTTGGCCAGCCCCGGCATGCCGTCGGTTGCTTTCTCCGCGTAGGCTTTCGCCAGGGTGCCGTCATTGGTGAGGAACACACCAAGCGGCGCCGTGGTGTGGCCGGTGCTGCGGCCCGGCCGGCTCTGGTCAAAGATGGTGAACTGTTCGGCGGTGCCGTGGTACAGCACCAGAGGTTCGCCGTTGCCGTCCGTCACCTTGGACACGGTCTCCGGGTTGACGCGCTCAAGCTCACGGCGTACAAATTCAGAAAGGCCGGTGATAGGGGTCTCACCTAGAGAGCGCTCAGGCGTACCAGGCGACCCATAGGAATCCCGGCCTTTTCCTTTTTCTGTTACTGCCACCGAGTTGTAGTACCAGTCCCCATTGGCCTGGTGCTCAATGGTGATCATCGCCACCAACTGCACGCCATCCACATTGATCGGAGCAAGCAGAGTGCTGTAGCCATCTACGCCCTGCTTCGGCTTGTTGGGTAGTTGGAAGCGAGAGTGGATCGTCTTCGGCATGATGCTTTGGATATCGTTAGAGACCAGCATCTTTGCCGGGTCACGCGACGTGCTTACCGTTTTGTCTGCCCCCTTGCGGCCAACACGGATCATCCCTATTTCGGGATGAGTAATTTCAGTTCGCGACCTAACCATGCTGTCCATGGCTGCCGCTACCTTCGCCTGGAGTTCTTGAATTGAAGCGCCTCGCCAATCAGCAGGAACGCGCACATTGATCGGCGTCATCGCTGCCAGACGATTCTCAGTAACCAACCCTTGCCAGTTCCCGAACCAACGCTTGAAGTTCTCGCTGCGCGCCTGATGCCACTGCCTCTGCGTCAATTTCGACGGCTTTCCGTTGGGCGCCAGCAAACGCCCCTGCTCGTCGGCGATTTCAGGGCCACGACCTGAGCGCCCATCACGCGAGAACGCCTCCCGAGTACCAGCCCGGCGCCTGCCGTTCTCGATATAGGCCCGAGCATTGGCCAACAGCCCCTGAATGTCGCCCTCGGTCCAGCGCATGTTGAAGCCGATCGAGCGCAGCGCGTTGCGCATGGCGGTCACCAGGCGCGGCCAGAACGCCTGCTGCTGGATGGTGCCAGCGCCAGCCATATCGGCCAGCACTTCCTCCATGGCCACGGCCGGCTTGTAGCCGAACCTGCGCACCAGTTCATCGGCCTGGGCCTTCATGTCGGCATTGCCGTTGTAGATGCTCATTAGCAGCGGCGTCAGGCGCTGGCCATAGGCACCCTGCAGGCCAGCATGGCCAAGGACTTCGTGCTGCAGGACGAATGCTGCATGCTGGGCGTCTCGCAGATTGTCCGCCACCAGATACACCTGGCCGTCGGCGAAGATGCCTTCCACGTCGAAGGCGCCATCGCGCTCGACCTGGCGGCGCTGGCGTTCAGGCAGATCCTTGATCGACTGCACCACTTTCACATCTGGCGCGTTCTGCCAGGCGCCAGTCAGGCGCTTGAGCTGCATGCGCAACTGGCCGGCGCGGGCGCTCTGGCCAGGCTCTGGAGAACGGCGGTAGCTGTTGCGCGAATACTGCTGCTGACCGAACTCCTGCCGCAGCGCCTCCCAGGCCTGGCGGTTCACGCCTTCCGGGCTGTCGCTGTTCAGGTCGTTGTACTGCTCGAAGGTGATGCCGGCCGAGGCGCGATCAACGTCCGCCTCGTACTGGTCCTGCAGGCGCTGGATGGCCTGCTCGTAACCCGGCGACCCTTTCTTGATTCCAGTGGCCTTGGCCTGGCGGTCGATGTAGCGCTTGCGCGGCATCGCCAGGATCTCGGGCAGGGCCGGCGCCTGGCCGTCAGTTTGAACTGGTGCAGCTTCTGCATTGGTTGCGGCTTGATCAGCAGCAGGCTGCTCGCTCAGTGCACGCTGTCCGTCTGCCCCTTGAGTTGCAGCAGGAACACCAGATCGACCAGACCCTGCCGATCGCCCGGCAGCTTCAGGCCGTTCAGCCACAACTGGCTCTCGCGCCACGTTATCTGCCGCATCTGGCACAGCAGGCGTATCGCCTGCGGCTCGGTCATCAACAGTCCCTGGCCGACTATCAGCACCTTGCACCTCCTGAGACGCCTGGTCAGTGAACGAACTGGGGAACTCGCGCGCCAGCGGCAGCAGATCGGCCATCGGCGCATTGAGACGGATAATCTTCACATCGCCGCCGGCCTCGCGTTGCGCCAGCCATTGGTGGTGGCCATCGAGAACATAGCCGTCGCCAGATACCAGAATGGAGCGCTCGGTACCTTCCCGAGCAGCAGCGCGCCCTACCCGTTCCGGACTGAACTCGGCTTGCGTCGGGCGCAGGCTGCGAGCCGGCACGGTCTGTTCCTCATGCGTAACGCCGCGGGCGCTCATGAAATTGACCATGGCCCCGCGATGGTCAGCGCGAATCTGCGGCATGTCCGCGCGCGGCACGCCAAGGCTGCCGGACTGTTGGTTGAATCCGACCCAGCCGCTACCGAGGTCTTCACCCTGCAGGTCACGCGCGAAAGTCACACCACTGTCACGGCCATTGTCACGTGACACGTCCGTGACAGGTCTCCGTGCTGCCGGTGCCTGCCGTTCCATGCCAGGCCCACCAATAGGCCGTACCTGCGCAGTAGGCTCAACGAATGGCGCAGTCACACCACGCTGCGCATTACCCTGGCTGTCCACCACCATGGTACTCGGCGCGGGCAGGCCTAGCGGCGCGGGCGGCGGTACCGGTTCACGCGGCACAGCAACCGCCCATCCACCCTCATGCGGGACGATGATGGGGCTTTGGCCCTCGCGCTGCAGTTGGTTGAACAAGCCCAGCAGGCGCACGTCTCGCTCGCCACGGAATGGGCGCCCGTTCTTCTGCACACGGATCTCGAAGTTCGGATCGCCAGCCACTGGAGTGGGCTGCACCTGCTCGGCCTGCATCGGCCCGGTGTCCGACTCAACCGTCGGCAGCGGTAGCGGCTGCTCGACCTGCTCGACCGGCTGCGGGCCGGTGTCCGATTCCACAGTTGCCAGCGGCGGCTGCGCCGGCAGTTCGTCGACCTGCGGCACCAGTTCATCCAGGCCGCGAGGATCTTGCGGGTCAAAACCCTGCTCGGCCCAGGTATCCAACTGACGCTTGGCGGCATCCAGCGCCTGGGCCTCTGGCACTTCCACCATCGTCTGCAGGTCACGGTCGTAGCGGTAGAAGCGCAGATTGCCGTTCTCGTCCAGATCAGCCGGGAACAGCTCCTGAGCGATCGCCAGTTGCTGGCTGATCGGCTCGTATCGACCTCCCGGCTGCGTATCGGGCGCACCGCTGAGCATGGATTGACGCACAGCATCCTGCACCGGGGTCTGGCTTCCAGTGGGCGCGCCGTCGACGGCAGTGGCTGCAGCGGCAGACAGCGGGCCAGCAGCAGGGTCCAACCCCATCTGCTCAGACGGGCGGCGTGCAACGTTGACCGCGCCGCCAATCGCAGAGCCCGCCAGCGTGCCTTCCACCGCAGCACGCGGCACACCCTCCATCAGCGGCTTCTGCTCGGCCCAGTTCTGTAGCATCTGCTCTTGAACGGACTGCGGCAGTTCTTCCAGCACACCCTCGGTCAGCGCACCACCGGCAACACGCCGAGCAAGACCTGGTGATTTGCCTGCCACCTGGCCGACACCGCCAGCCAGCGCGCTCTCTACGTCGATCAGGCCAGCACGCTGCGCAAGGCGCGCACCAAAGCCGCTCAGGGCAGCACCAGCCACACCAGCGCCAGCAGACGCCAGGGCGGCGCGCCGCGGGTCCACCTCGCGATCAATCTGGTCCATGGTGCCGCCAGCGATCACCGCGCCTTCACCACCAGCACCTGCCGCGATGGCTTGCCGCGCGGCCTGGCCAGCAGTAGCCGGGTTCGCGATCAGCCCAGCAGCACGCCCACCGACCAGCGCACCACGACCGATAGCGCCACCCGCCAGCATCTGCGGCAGCGACTCAGCCACCAGGCCGGCGACATTGCCAGGATTGCTCGCGTAGGCGCCAGCGATATCCAGCGCATCGCCCTCTTCCCAGGCCTGCTCAATCTCAGCAGTACCTTGCTGGCGTTGCGGGCTGTATTCCTGCCGAGCCTCTTCCTGCCACTTGCTGGGCTGGAAACCAGTCGCCTCACCGATCTTGTCAGCCGTCTCGTCGACGACACGGCGGCCAGTGAGCGCGCCTACACCAACGTCGGCCAGGCCAGTGACGACGCCTGGTAGCTGCTGCACGCCGCGTTTTAGGTCGGTACCCAGGTCGCCGATAAGGGATTTGTTCTGTTCGGGCTTTTCGGAATCCAGCGCACCAGTGAACGGCTTTAGCCCACCGCCAGCCGGAGACGGCGTGTCCAGCGGATCAATTTCACCATCAAACGGCTGCAGCGCCATACCACCCTCCAAAAGAAAACTCCTGCGATGGCAGGAGTTTCAGAGGCGGGGGCGATATGGCCTAACCCTACAGGGGGTTAGGCTGGGAACAGCTTCTCCAGGCAGATATCGAAGGCCTCAAGCCACGCACCAGCCGGCCATGCTTTGACGCTGCCATAGCGCTCGTCAACCACATCGACCGCCTGGGCGCTATTGCGCTTACACCAGCGACGCAGCGCCACGTAGGCATTCTTGGGGAATCGTTTACCGGTGGCGCGCTCCACCGCGATGACAGTGGCGTGCTTGCTGTTCTTGCCGAGTTCGCCCTTGAGCCGGTTCACCTCGCGCACAGCAGCGGATGCCGTGGCCATGGCAGAAGCTTCTCGCTTGCTGCCGATCTGCGCCTTGGTGGCGATGGCGTGGTCGCGCTCCGCCTCGATGCGGATCTTCTCCTGCTCGGCCGCCAGTGCCATCTGTATCAACTCAAGACGGGAAAGCTCGCGCGGCCTGGCAACCTCAGACTCCAACTCTCGAAGCCGGTCGATCACCTTGGCGCGCAGCGTGATGCTGTAGCCAGTGACAAGAATCTCAACTTCTCGGCGAGGCAGACGGAAAACAGGGTATTCCTGCCCGTTCTGCGGGTTACGGTGGGTATCCCCAAAACTGGGGACACCCCCATCACCATGCAACTCCGCCAGCATCAGGCGAATGTCGCGCATTACATGATCGTGGCGTTTCCCAGTCAGCTCGGCAATCTCCAAACTGGTCATGGTGGCGCTGATAACTGGCGTGAACATGCTGCTCATGACAATTCCTCTCCGCCCCAAAGAAGGGAAGCAGGCGAGGGGCATGGGCGGAATCAGTTCCTTCCCCGGTTCGGCTGTACGGGCCTAGCCTGCTTAGCCCCGGGCAAGCCCAAGGCACGGACCAAGTGTCAAAGCAGAATTATTGGGAGACGAACCCTACAGGGGGTCGGTATCAGCCCAGCGACATGAACACTGCGAGTACGCCAGGGTCACAACGTAGGAAACTTCGTCAGGCACCACTTTGTAAGCATATGCTTACAAGCCTTATGTACTTAATCTGATGGCGCCAAGCCACCACGCAAGTCAGTCTAGCAGCCGCTAATCGGGCCACTTTGCATGCGTAGAATGGTCACGTAGCTAATACATAGCTGATACAAACGGGTTTACGTAGCAACGAGAGACGGCCGGGAAGGCCACTGAATGGATGCTCCGCCACAGGCAGGCGTCAGGGTTGGAGATCAAGTCGCGGAATTCCCCGATCAGGAGGATTGCTTCATACTCAACAGCCCGCCACCGAGCAACTACAGTTGTTAACAGCCTGCAAGGCTACGCCTCACGTAGCCATTTTTAAGTTCTAGAACGGTAATGAAATGGCCCTGTTTCTTCTAACACACACGGATGAGTCTCGATCACAAGCTGTCCTGACTAGGGCCTCTGAGAAGGCAGTGCTGGCCAGGAAGGTTGCTCCGTGCAGTGTTGCCCTTGCCTCCAAAACCATCGTGACTCCGAAGGACATGTATGAAACCTTAGCCATCCAAGACGGTGAGTTTGGTTCCCTTGTGATTGTGCGTTTTGAGTCATACTGGGGCTACCACGACGCAGATCTTTGGACTTGGCTGCAGGGCCATGGTGAAAATCTATGAGCCATCCAATTACTGGCCTGACTCCTGATTCCGTACCAGTCGAGAGCGGTGGCGCTTCAGCCTCCATGCAGCTCCAGTGGATTCAAAAAGAGCTGAATGGGCATTCAAGCAAGCTGACGACTTTTGAAGGTGCGCTGAATTCCGCTGCTGATTCGATCAAATGCATGGCGGCAGAAAGTGCCGAGCGCGCCACTAAGTTGGCTGTCATGGAGAGCCATCTCAGTTACATGCGTGACAACATTGCGCTGCTCAAGAGTTCCCAGGTAACTGAGGCTGGCATCCGTGGCCTGCATACTGACATCTTGAAGGAACAGCACAGCAAACATGTAGAACTGCTGGATAGGCTGCATGCTATACAGAGCGACCTGGCAGAACAGGTTGCTGCGGCCAAAGAAACCGCGTCAGTTGCCCTTCAGCAACACGAAGAAAGGGCGCGCTCTGGCAGACGCTGGGTTGTTGGGCTACTGGTGACTGTCATGCTAGGCATTGCTGGCCTGACTGTGAGCGCTGTGCTTACCTATATGCGGTTAAAAGGCAGCTAGACCACTCCATTTTTCGCGCCCTCCAAACAGTTGGTCTAGCGCCATAAAGACCGCTGATTACGTTCCAGTTTCCGGTCCGTACATCTTCTCTCGAATAAGGCGAGCCCCTTCCAAAGCTGCCTACGATAGTGCCTGTGCGGACTTGGCAGCTTTCGCTTCACCCCGGGCACGCATCTTCTCGTAGAGTTGATCAAGGAATTCTTCATCTGCCAGCAGTTGCTCAGCAAGCTGATCTAGCGGTGAACTGCGCACCACCTTTTTGTCTCCCCCGGCGCTTCCGATCGCCCCGAAAGACAAACTGCCTGGCGGATCGCCGACAACACCGCGGGTACCCGTGACCAACATAGAGCCACCGCCAATAAACACGCGTTTCCCGACTTCATCGTTATTGCTATCGTTCATGGAACACCTCCCAGGCCGCAAAGCCCATGAAAAAACTGCTGATCACCACCGCCCTGCTCGCATTCTCCGGCCTGGCTCAGGCTGGGAACTATGCCACCTGCCTGCTGGATAAGCTTCCTGGCGCTACTGATCAATAAAGCGCTCACCTGCCGCATTCTGATAGACAGGCCTGCCACCGCTGTAGCCGATGAAGGTCATGCCAGGTTGAGAGCTCTGCTGCCCCTGACTCTGTCCCTGAATCGCCTGCAACGCCGGCCGTAGCCAATCGTCAAATGGCATTGGCGTTTTACCGTCATCCAGAGTTGGCTGCTGGGCGCTGAACGTCTTGTAGAGATCGCTGATCAGCCGCTGCTGCTGACTGCTGGCTTCCTGCTGGGCCTTCAAGCGAGCATCCGGGGTGATCGACAGGGCGTTGTAGGCCTCCATGGCCTGTGCACGCTGCTGTTCGCTCAGGTTGGGGTCGTTGATTTGCGCCCGTAGTTGATCCAGGCGCTGGCGATCCTGCACGCCCAGGTCGCCCTCTGCGATCTGCTGCTGCAACCGTTGTTGGTTGAGCTGCTCGGTGCCCATGCGCTGGGTCGTGGCGGCACGCTCTACGGCAGAATTGGCGGCGCCCTGCTGCGCTTGGCTGCGTACCGCATCAGTCTGCGCAGACATGCCGTCGAGACGCGCACGCTGACGCTCAGCCAGCGTAGGCTGGCGACGGGAGGCCAGCCAGGAGTTGTCTTCTACCACGGTCATCTGGCCGCCACCTTCACCAATCTCGCCACGGCGGCTAGCCTGGATCATGCGCTCACGCTCTTGGTTGGCGCGCTCGAAGCGATCGATAGCCATCTGTGCGTCGCCCGGCTCGCCTACGGAAAGGCCACCACCCACGCCATCGCCAACACGGCTCATGCCGCCTGCAGGCATCGTTCTGGCGCCAGATACTGCAGCGTTGTCGTTCGTGAACTCAGGGGTTCCATCGGCACCGGTACGCATGGCGATGCCGTTGCCTGCCTGGGTGTAGCCGTTTCCGGCAGGCGAGACGAACTCCGGTGCGTCAGCGCTTGGCGCCGATGCTTCAGGCAACATGGCAGCGGACTCTCGTGCCATAGCCTGGATACGCTCAGGCGTCATGCCGGTGGTTGCAGTTGGCGCAGATGAGGCAGCAGGTGCCGCGCCTGCACCTTCACGCGGCTGCACGCCGAGGGCTTCACGACCAGCAGCGCGCAGGCCTTCGGTGGCGCCACTGATACGATCCAGACCTTGCTGCACGCCGCCGACCGCCTCGTCGCGGTATCGAGCGGAGCCGCCAGGCAGGGTCGAAGGGTCGCCCCCAACTGCATAAGCGGCTACATTGCGCAGCGCATCCCGGCCAGCAGCGATCGGAACCTGAGCTGCGCCGGCCACGGCCTGGCCGATGCCGGCCGGAACATCCAGCAGGCTACGAGCCCCCGGCATACCGAGACGCGGCGCTTCCCGTTCAGCAGTCGGCGTGGTGGTGCTTCGCGGCATGCCCAACCCAGGCTGCTGAGTGGTGGCAGGCTGCTGGCCGGCGCGCGGCATACCGAAGCCTCCAGCGCGCGGCTCAGCCTGCGCCGGAGTCGCCTGAGCGTTGTTACCCGGTACGCCGAGGCGTGGCGCATTCTGCTGCGCAAGCGTCGTGGCACCAGGTCTCGGCAGGCCCAGGCCTGGGGTATTGGTGATATCGAACGAGGTCTGGCGCGGCTTGCGCTCGTCCTCGACCAACCCACCATCCACAAAGAACTGGCGCGGGCCGTCGGCTTGCGGCCCTTTCGCAGCAGCCATCACCGCCTTGGTGAGCCCGAAGCCTTTCTGCTGGTGAGTAGCGTTCTTCAGTTGGTCGAGCACAGCAGCGCCGACCGCGTGCACGTCCTGAGGCGGCATTTCGTACTCGCCATTGCTGACAGCCACCGGCACCTGCTTGCCGGGCATGCCCAGCCTTGGCTGTTCCTGAGCCGGCGCACTCTGACCATTACGACGCGGCATGCCGAAACCGAGCTGCTGTGTGGTGTCGGCCGGCAGAATGTAGGTGCCTTCCGGCACCGTCTTCTCAATGGAATCAGAGGTGCCGGTACCAGGGCCGACGATCAAGCCACCATCGGCCGCGTGTTTGCGCTTGGGAAGTCCGTACATTGCCTGTCTCCCGTTTCAGATACCCGATTGTTCGCCCGGCCTTGCCACTTCACCAAACCCTACAGGGGGCCGGCTATTCGCTTACCGCGCCGCCGGCCATGAAACTGCGCCCTGTACTGCGCCCCACTCGCGCAGGCGCTATAGGCGACCCGAGGTAGCAGGCTGGTTGTATTGGGCCTGCATGCGGTCAGCACGACTCGAAGTCGGCATGTTGGCAATCAGCGGGTTCTCGCCCTGGCGGCGAAGCTGTTCGTCCTGAGTTGGGTATTGAACTGCCATTTCGCGGCTCCTGGTGAATTGGCGCTAGTTGGCGTGACCATATGTCACTGTCAGCAGTGATCAAGGGGTGACTGGTTTGCCTGCGATGAAGCTGCGCCCTGTCTTGTACCCTGGTCTGGCCGGGGCGAGCGGAGTGCCAAGGTAGAACACCGGCCCCTCCAAGGGGGCAGCCGTTGCGCACGCCTGCTGGACGACGTTCAGATCCTTCATTATGTAGACGAAGCCGGCGCTGTAGCGGTAGCTCAAGGTCAGCAGCACGATTCCGTGGCGAGTCAAGTTCCCATCGTCGTCTACCTCGCCCTCTTGCAGACAGGTGATATGCCAGCGCACATAGCCCTGCTCGCGCGCCCCGGCCGTTGCATCCATTGCCAGCGGAACAGCGCTTTCCGCCACCACTTCGCCCGTCAGCAGCGACACCACCACGACATTCACCTGCTGCACCTGGCTTGTGTAGTTCGCGCTGCTGCCCATGATTACGGCAGCCATGCCCGGAGCGTAGTGGCAGGCGAACTCGCAGCGGGTCGTCTCGTAGGTGCCACGCGGATCAAAGTTTCGCGCGAACTGTCGACCGAAGTTCCGGCGCTTCCCGCCATAGTTGTCATACCCGCCAATCCCGCCACCGGTGAATCCGTCAACCGTATGGAAGGCGGCCGGGTATCTCCCTGGAGTTCCGATCACGCCCAGCACACCAGCAGGCGACAGGGACACTAGCGCGCTATCGCTGGCCTCGTTGCGGAACCCTGGGCATGCGTACTTCCGCGGGTCGCCACTGATGTGCAGCGCCTCGCTCGGCGACTCTATCCGGTGAAGCAGGAACCATGGCTGACCATCGTGGTAGACGGCTGCGGCTGGATAGTGCTGAGCGTAGGCGTTATCCCAGGTGGCCGGCTCTGTGGCTGATACCTCAGTCGATGTGATCCTCTGAACGGAAGCGGCCCCTGCGTCTAGCACTACGCGGTACATGACCTCCTTGGTTGACGGCTCACCTGGGCATTCGGTGCTCGCGGTCTTGAGCGGGTTTCCGGTAGCCACGCTGCTCACGGTGACCGGAGGCACAGCCCTGCGCAAGCGGGTGTGGAAAATGAACGTGAGCACTTCGCCGTCCTGCACAGCAACTCTTGGCGGGAGAGTGTTGAACTCGGGAACCTCTGTACGCATCGAGGGCGAAATCTGCCAAGGCAGCCGCTGTGCCAGCTGTGCCTGTAGGTATGGAACGATCCCCGGCGGGATGTCTGGGCGGAACCCGCCGACTGGCGTGTGCGCCCATGCCCCATCGCCAAAGTCGAGCGGCGGAAGATGGTCGGACAGGTTGAACTCCGGCACGCTGCTCGACTGATCCTGTGGCGCCGCGTCGCTCTCTGTAAAGCTGAACACCCTGGCGGCCTCAACTTTCAGCTCGCCTGTATCTGGCTCCTCCACCACCTCCCAGCGCACAACTGAAAGCACATGGGGCGGAAGCTCGGCCCCCGACTCAGCGCTTGTCGTGCGAACGACGGCGGCGTAACCCACTCTGCTCCTGGCGGTAGCAAACGCCGCCACATACTGGGCGCTCACTTCTGGCGCTGAAGGCTCTGGCCCGAAGCCAAACACCGCAAGGTCGATGCCAATGAACCGCACGCCCTTGTCCTCGTCCGGCAGCGCCGCTTCGATTGTGGGCGTTTCTCCCGAAGTCATGCCAGGCGCCAGTATCGACACGACGACCAGGCTGCGGTTCACCACCGCGCAGGTGACCACCCCTGTCCCCATCTGGGTTGCCTGCCCGGTGGATACTGTAGCTCCTGGCGCCACCGGCCCAGGCCACGGCAGCTGCCCGACGTAACCGGACGGAGCGACGTGCTTCTGCTCGACTGGGGCAGTGAACACCGGATTGGCGCTCACAAACACGGCCTCGGTTGGATTGCCTTCCACCTCCAGTTTCTTGGCCAGCAACCAGTGCCGAGTCCCAACGTAGCGGGACGCATTGATGACGGCAGCCAGCTCGCCCGGCAGGTCGATCACATCCGCAATCGCCGTGCTGTTGCGCTTGGTTACTTGTATCAGGAAGCCATCCAGCACCCTGCGCACCAGCCCGTTGCCCTTGATCCCTGCGGCAATGTCGCGGCACCACTTGCGGGTGTGGACTGCGTAGCTGGCGATCGGGCGGAAGATGAACCTCACGGGATTTCCTCGGCCCTGACCACCTCAGTCCAGAATGCGTCAGGTGGCGGCGGAACGTATGGGTCGCCTCGCAGAGTGATTCGGTTGTACCTGATTATCGAAGGGTAGCCATCCGCGCTGCCGTAGCGCGTGTCTCCGATATTCAGCAAAACACTCACATCGTTCCCCATTGGCGCGTACAGCAGGTAGTTGCCAACGTATGTGTTGTTGACATAAACGCCTGCGTAATCGTCACCTACCGCCCCAGCCATCTTGATCGTGTACGTCTCTGTCTCGGACTTCACCGCCTCTGAAATGGTGTGGTTCGATGTCGGCCCCATTTGCATCCGTACAAACCCATTCCTGGACAAGAACAAATTTATGGATGGTCCGCCGTCCGCGCTGTTGAGCCACGCCCAGCTGCTTTGCCAAAGGTCAGACGATGACCTGACCAGAACATCTATCTCTATCTCAAACTCGTACTGCCCGCCTATGTACAGCGCGGGGGAAGCTGTTGCAGATGCAGGGTCTGCGTCGTAGCCGTCCGCCCGATATACCTGCCCGCCACCCAAGGCCAGCTTTAGGCTGCCTGACCCATGGTTGCCCCATGTGCCGCCAACGTCTGCGGAATGCCCGACAAGCGTGCCTGCCCCGTCGAATTGGTCGTCGAATAGGACTTCCATGATCAGATCGCCTCAATCTCAGCAGTAAGCGAGCCGCCAGCCTGGGCAGCGGATGCAGCCACGTCGGCGAACGCATTGACGGCAGACCCAAGTGCGCCGGTAGCGGCTGCCGAGTTGTTCTGCTGGGTCAGCGAGTTGCGATCCACGTCCACGTCCACGCCGGCCTTCAGCTGGGCCGCGCGCAGGTTCAGCTCCTGGAAGGCAATCTCGACGTTGTGATAGCTCGACAGCGCCGAATAGAAAGCCGACATGGCCTGCGCGCGTATGCGCGCTCGCTCAATGTCCTTGTCTGGAAGGCTGATCCACATGCGATAAAAGTCGGCCATCGCGGAGAGCATCCCGACCTTCAACTGGGTTGCGAGCTGCAGGCCAATCTCCAGCATGCGCTGCTTGATGTCGGCATCCTTGATGGCCTGCTCCCGGTTCACGTCGAGGATGGCATCGCTCGCCCGGTGCTCGATCTGCGCCAGGGTGTCGACCATCGCGCCCGGAGGCAGGGTAAAGCCTCTTGCCGAAAACGAAGCCTCGGTCGTGCGCTGCTCGCTTGAGACGGTGCGGTAGGCGCGATCACGGGCCTGGTGCCAGACCAGTTCAAATATCGTCTTGTCGATACCGAACGGCTTAACCCCGGAGAGAATGCCGCACAGCGTTTCCTCCGGCTGATTGCGGAAGCAGCCATTCATCTCAGGGAAGAACTTGGCCAGCCACTTATCGGCCTGCTCGTCCAGGTAGCGAATCGTCGGATCAGTTGTGTCGCTACCGGTAAACAGGTCGGAGAATACCGGCGGCGCCCCAACGGTAGGCTGCTTCAGGCTCACGTTGAAACGCGGTTTGCGCAACGATACCTGCCCTGGCAGAGAGTAAATCCTGCTGGCGTTATTGCTCGCCGCCGTCATTGCCTGCGAGGCGATACTCTGCAGAAAAGCCGTAGTTCCGCTGTAGTTGCTCACTGCTATCTCCTGAGCAGGCGTCGACTAGAGGCGCCCACTCTCCACTCGATGGTGTCCATTTCGAAATGACTGGCGCCGTCGATCTCCAGCACCGTGTTCCACAGCCGGCCACTGACGCCTTTGGCGGTCACCGCCCTAGCCATAGGCCCGTAAAATTTCAGCGGGTATACATTGTCGCCGCTGTCGGCCTTCAGCCGCACCTGAACGTCTGCATCGGTGTCGGCGCCCAGCAGTACAGACTCCACGCGCTTGACCTGGCTCGCGCCGAAATCGGTAGCGCCAAGGTCTATGCGGGCGCGCAGCGTCTCCCCGCTGTCGTCCGCCGCCCCGATCCGGTACAGCCCGTCCGAGCGAAGCGCGTACAGATCCTGGCCGACCTGGGCGAAGGCCTTGAAGTCGAAGTCAAGGTAGCGGCTCGGCGCACCTGTAGCGGCATTCACCGCAAGCTGCTGCGACTGCGAGGCCAGCGCCCCTGCCAGATCATCTGCTGCATGCTGGTCGTACAGCCGGAAGCCAAACAGCATCCCGCTGCGGTAGCCGTCCGCCATAGCGAAGGCGTCAGAGAACGAACCGCCGATGATCAGCGCAGACGCGAAGTCATCGCCGGCCATGCTCGTCAGGGTGAAGCTGTTGCCGATGGTCAGCCGCGTTGTGATGGTGTCGGCAGCCATCAGCGGCGCATCGAAGGCGCTCCCAATCACCAAGGTGCTGGTGATGATGTCCACGGCAGGGCCGGGATCGCCTCCGTAGCCGAAGCCGGTCATAGCCTCCAGCGCGCCATCGGCAGCAGCATAGCCGGCGCGGTCGGACGCCCAGCCAGACAGGCCGCCAAGCGCGCCCATGACCTCGCCGACCTCGCCAGTGATGCCAAATCCAATGCCAGCCAGCGGAGACGTGTAGCCCTGTGCCGTTGCAATCTCGAACTCTGGGAACCCGCCGTCACCACTGCCGCTCAGAGCGGGCAGTTTTCCTTCGGCAAATCCGTAGCCTGAACGATCCGAACCCCAGCCGGACAGCGCAGCCAGGCTCCCGCTGCCGCCCTCCAGCATGCCGCCCTCGGCCTCGCCTCTGAGCGCAGCCAGCGAACCGTAGCCAATCGAGTACCCGCTCGCATCGCTCCCCACGCCAGTGAGCGCAGGCAGACTTCCAGTGCCGTACCCGCTCGGCGCGTAAACCTCCAGCACGGGGTTGTCGATGTAGTCGCCCGAGGAATACAGCGAAACATCGAGCGCGACATGGCCCTGCGACGGTACGGAACTCTCATGCGACCAGTCGTCCGTCTCGTAGGTGATCCGGTCGCCGCGCCGGACGATCCGGTAAACGGTCGCGCCGTCATGCCAGGCCACACCGTGGGTAACGACGCTGCCACTCTCCATGATGTCGACTTGCCCGTCATGGATGTACAGCGCGTGAGTCTGCTCATTCGGCAGAGTGGTGAGATTGTTGCTGGACAGCCCGACAACCACAGCGCCGGCCGACTGGCCGACCTGGAATGCAAAGTGCCCGTCAGCCTCCAGCATTTCCTTGCTGCGGGCGCCGCTGTTCCATCCGTTGATGGGCGTGTATTGGACAACGGCCGGAACCGCCTTCTTGCCCGGCACGGCCGGGAAGCAGACTTCTCGATAAACCGTCCTCGCAGGGTACTGCGTGTACTGCGGAATGTAGACGGTCTGGCCGGCGCCCTGGCCAAGGCCCGTGTTTACCCCCGATACCCACCCGGATATGCCAGTTCCACCAGGGATGGTCTCTTTGATCTTTACGCAATAGGCAGGAACCGGCAGCACCTCTGGCGTGCCAGGGGTGTACTTAACCAGCGCGAGCTTCTGCAGCCGGTTGGCCATGGCGTGTGCCTCTTAGCCTTGCAGCGGAATGGCAATGGCAAGGTTTGCAATCACCTGTTCGGCAGATGCAGTCAGGCTGGCACTGGAAAGGTTCAGGAACTTGCCGGCAATGCCCACGTCACCCTGAATGCGAACCTCACTGGTGCTGGCGTTGCCGGTATCGGAACCCAGCTCCATGCGGCAGAAGGTAGCCACGCCGGTATTCTGCACGGTGCCCTTCCAGGTCTCGCTGGAGTTTTTCTGCAGCACGTTTTGCACGGCAGCAGGCTCGAAGCTGATTGCCCCGCCCAAGCCGTCCAGCGAGATTTCGCACAGAAGGTTTGCAGAACCGAGGGCAGCATCAGCGCTTACCGGCTCAGTGCCGCCATAGATTTTCAGCGTCATGCCGCTGAGCAGGTCGCTCAGGCTGCCGGTGTCGAGCAAGCCTTTGGCCAGGCCGGTGCTGATCTTCATACCCATGATGGTGACTCCTTACAGGTCAGTTGAGAGCAGCGGGATGGCTGCGCCAAGGGAATACTCGGTGCCAGCGGCAATCACCCGTGGCGACGGGAAGCGGGCGATGGAGATGATCAGCCCGCCGCCGCCTGCCTTGGTTCCGGCAGAGACAATGCCAGCGCCATGGATGGTCTTGTTCGCGGTGAAGTTGAACTTGCCCTTGTCGGCCAGGTTGTCGATCACCGAGGTGCCGTCATACACGCCGTTGAACGCCGGGCGGGAGGCCTGGGAATAGGCTGTGCATTCGCCGATTACGCCGGGCAGATCCGATGCCCTCTCGCTGCCGGTCGGCACATAGTTGGCCTCGAACAGGAAGAGATACCAGGAACTGATCGGAGCGCCAGAACCCAGCAGCAGGCTAGCGATGAAGTCCACGCCCTCCTGCGGAGTTTTGTTGTGGATGGGTGGCCCTTTGACCAGCTCGCCGTCAGGCAGCAAAAGCTCTTCGTAAAAGGTAAAGCCACGGCCAAGGATGCTCATTGGAAAACCTCGCCAAGGTAACTGTCGGCCGAAGCCAGTGGGTTGTCGGCCCCGTGAGGGCCATGAAGCACAGAAATGATCAGTTGGTTGCCGTTATGCTCCAGAACGCCCACTGCGCCACTGGCAGCGTCTGCCGGCAGATAGCGCTCACGGGTGACCATCTGCACGCCATCAGCGCCCGCGATAACCTGGCCGTATTGCGTCATCCACGCGCCACGCCCGTCCGGCAACTGAATAGCGGTGCCAGGGATCGCCGGATACTCATGCACCACGCCCTGCGTGACCTCGGATGTCTCCACGCTGCGGATGGCATACACCCGGTCAGCACTGACAAACAGGGCGCCAGCAGCGCTCAGCACGTCACCGACACGGCGCGGGTACTGGAAGAAGTCTCTGGCCCTGTCGATCAAGTGCGGTCGCATGGGCCTGGTGATCTGCACGGTGTTATCCAGCGCCACGGCCAGCACGCCGTTGTGCGCGCAAACCCTATGCCCGGCACGCGGCGCCCAGGCCAGCACCGTCTCGCAGCGCTGACTGGAATCGTCAATCGACTGGATCGCCACGCTGCCGGAGGCCGTCACGCGGCGCTGTAGATACAGCGTCTGGCCATTCACGGCGCTGGCGTAGATGTTGGCGCTGCAGCCTGACGGAAGGACTGGCACCTGCACGGTCAGGGTGCCGAATGCCGGTGAATTGATCACGGCCGGGATTGCGGTACCGCCCTCTCGACCCCATTGGTCGGTCAGGGTCATGGCCACCTGGTAGCTGCCCAGCAGCAGCGTACCGCCAGCGCCTGAATCGACCGCAGGCTGTTGATTCACGTCCGGCACGCCCCACGGGCGCACCGTCTGGCCGTCGTACTCCAGCGCCTCATTCGCAGTGCAGAAGTAGAGCCGTTCGTTGAGCACGGCTCCGGTCAGCGGGCCGGCAGCGGCAATGGTGCGCAGCACGCGGGCGCTGCTGGTAGCGGTGTCGAACTCGATCAGGTCAGCACCATCCGCCAGCAGCAGCTTGCGCCCAAGCGCCAGCAGACCGCGCGCCGATGTGGCTGGGCTGATCTGTTGTGCCTTGGCGCGCAGGGCGATGCGGCCGCCCGGCAGCGGATCAAGGTTGATCAGCTCGCGGACAGACGCCTCGGGAAGTCTGTCGCGCGGGGCGATGTTGTTCGCCCCTGCCGACCAATTCTGCACACGCACAGGCTCAACCATGGATATCTCTGCACCGTTCCGGCATCAGCTGAATTCAGTGTCGAGTGTCCATAAGGGGAGGAAATGGGGCGAACCCTACAGGGGGTCAGGCTGCGCACCCTCACTTCTGTGAGGGTCACGCGATGTCACTGGAGAGGATTACGCAACAGGTTGGCAGAGATGGCTAACAGTACAGAGAATCAGCCCTGCTACGGCTCAGGCGGAAGCCCAACCAAGGCGCCAGACTCATCAATCACTAGCAGCCGGTCACCGCTGCGCAGCGTGTAACCGTCGATGCCCCCGCCTCCCGAACCTGGGTTCAGCTCGATATCGAACTCGTCCACACCGTACTCGCTCATCACGTCGACGCGGACGCCGTTCTGGTCGTAGGTGTCGCTGACCGGGATGATGCGGTACTGCTGGCCAGCAACCAGGCGCTCGAACCGGTAACTGCCGTCAGCCGCAGCGCTGGTCACTACCCCGTCCACGATCAGCTTCGGGTATGACAACGCGAGCAGCTGCCGCTCTACTGGGACACCATTCAGAGTGAGAATGCCGCCGATATAGGCCGGCGGTAGCGGATTGTCAGTGCGGACCCCGTATGTTTTACGAAGTGAGTAACTACCAATTGTCATGGGGCACCATAACTACGGCATAGTTGAGACTACCGCTCCCATATGCCTGTATAACCTGCATCACCTCACCAGCAACCTCTATCGTCTCGTTCAAGTCCTGCCCAGCACCAAACTCGAAACGATTGTGTGGTAGGTACATTGGAACATCTGCACATACGTGACCGTTCGCACGGATGAATCTCATAGGCTCTAGCGTAACAGTCCCTGCGATAGATACCGGATAACCACCTTGCCCGATCCACGTCGCGCCGTTTGGGGCGCCAGCGTTATCCCAAATGTTAGGCACGCTATTTCTGGCGCCAAGTTGCCTATGCCCAGAAGTGCCTCCACTAGAGTCTTTTTGGCAAAACCCATAGATCGCGTTCAGCGCCTGGTTGGTGGTAGCTATAAAATTATTGGTATGCATTCCATTGCCGGCACTGTTAGACGTGAACGCTGATAAAACATTTGCCACTGGGTTGTCATCTCGGCTGATGGCACGCCCAAAAAATAGCCACTGCGTATGTTGCGCCGAGAAATGCGTGAGACTCACCCCAGAATTGGCAAACAACAACACCAGCTCATCCGTTGCAAACAATATCCAGGGGCGATTACCAGACGCTGCGAATGCATTGCAATAAAGGCTTGTCGCACCGCCCCACAACGCCCCGACCGGGGTATCAACATCGGTAAAATCATCTGCTGCGGTCAGCTCTGCACTGGTACTGACTGCCGCGACACGCAGCGCGCAGTCCCCATGCGAGTTCTTGTAAACCGCCTTCCCGGTGCCTGAGTACGCCAGCGTCCAGCCGGCTGGCGCCTTCGCGCCATACCCATCAACCAGACAGGCTTGCAGTACACCGAGCACGCCGACACTGGTGATGGCCGGCGCGCTGGCATCGCTGGATTTGTAGATTGTTGGGGTGGCCATTACACAAGCTCCACTGTGAGTCCGTTGATTGTTGCCAGACTGGTAGCCGAGACGGCCACGCCCAGTTCCTGCCGCAGGATTCCGCTACCGGCCGGCAGTGTGCTTTGTAGTGCGCCAGGGGTCGCGGTCGAAAGGAAGTACTCGGTGCCTGGCGTCAGACCTGCCACAGCATCGTTCTCGCCGCCGAGGGGCGTCACGCTCGCCGTTTCGGTGTTCAGCACACCTACTTTCACGAACCCGTGCGCCTTGCGCTTCGCTGCGCCGCCATCAGCCTTGCGCACCCGCGCATTCCCGCCGCTGGTGTAGACGTTGACGAAATCACCGTCCGCAAGATCCTCGCTTGCGACCACGTCGAAAGGCTCCAGGCCGCCAGCGCCGCCACCGCCCTCAATCTCCAGATTTCCGGCGCCCAGCAGGCTGTTACCGTTGACCGTTTTGATATTGGTGCCGCTGACCAAGGCGTCCTGCTTGCCGCTCAGGGTGCCGGCCAGGTCGTTGATCTGGCGCTGCAGTTTGCCAATGCCCGCCAGCACGGTATCCGTTTCGACCACGGTGCCACCGACGGCCAGGCTCAGGCCGCTGAGCACGGCATTCAGGACTCGGGCCGCAGTGTGGTAGAGGTTGGCCGAACCCTCGACCAGGCTATCGGTGTTGGCGTTCGACGTGGCGCCGGCCGCGACGCCGCCGAGCTTCGTCTTCTCCGCATCAGTGTAGGCGTTTGTGTCCGGGTTGCTCTCGTACAGCACCTTGATATCGGCCGCAGTGAGCGGCGCGCCGGCGCCAATCGGCTGCCATTCTTCGTCGCTCGCATCCCAGACGTGGCGGGTAGTGTCGCTGCCGACACCTGCGTCCACGTCAGCATAGTCGCCCGCACTCGCCACCGGGAGCGCAGCTTGCAACGCGCCGAGACTGGCGAACACGCCCTTGAAGTGGCTTCCCTCCAGCCCGGCCAGCTTGGCCTTCTCGCCCGCCGTGAAACTTTCCTGGCTCAGCCCGAGGCCGGCAACCTTGTCAACCTTGCCGCCTAGTCCGTCGGCCAGCATGCTGGGCTGCACCGCTGTTTCGGCCAGCGCGCCCTGGGCAGCAGATGCGGCGCCAATGTCGCCGGGGGCGGTGGGAATCAATGGCGCGCCGGACAGGTCGCCATAGGCACCGGAAAGCGCCACTGCGGCCAGCAACGGCCTGCCCAGAAGGTCCCCGTAGGCTCCGCTGAATGCAACGTCGGCCAAGCCGCCAGCGCTCACCGGCGAGTAGCCCAGAGCCGTTGTGACGTCCGCCCCGCTCAGGGTGACGACGCCGGACCGCCCATTAAAGGACTGAACGCCACCGGCGCCGGCCGGGCCGCGCAGGCCGGCCATGACCACAACAGGCGCCTTTCGAGCGGCGGCGCCCAGGACGATAGGCCTGGCCACCTGGCCGGCGGCGACCACCTTCATGCGGTCACCTCATCAGCAACCTCGATATCGCTGATCGCTGTCAGCGGGTAGACCTCGCCACCAGGGGCGATCGCTTCCACGTCGTACTTGCCGCGCTTCCACGGCAGTGCTGCAGCAGTGTCGGCGTCCATCTTGAGCACGAACGCGCTAAGCGCCAGGTCGACCTCGATCTCCCCGTCCGGGCTCTCGGCTGGGTCGCTGTGCCAGGTGAACAGCACGGCACCGCCTGGCTTGTCACGCACCTGGGCGCGGCAGTGCCAGCCAGTCAAATCCATGGGCTTGTTCAGCACCAGCAGGCCGGAGCCGCTGAACGCCTTCCAGCAGTGCGCGTTCAGGGCGTTCAGCTCGACGGTGTCGACGTCGACCAGCTTGGCAATCTGGCTTTCGTCATCCGGCGTGTTGAGCTCGGCCGGCGCCTTCACGCAAGTGACCTGCACAGGCCACCCATCCGGCACCCCGTGCCCCTCAACGGTCAAGCGCACAGGCGCCTTGCTCGGCATGCCAGTGATCGGCAGATACAGCAGCTCGTCCTCGGCATACACAAAGCCGAATTCGAACGTCTTGCCGCGCTGGATGGTGATGGAGATTTCAGGCGCCGACATGCCAGTCTCCTTACTCGCCGCTCAGGCGTTCCTTGAGGGCGTAGCCCATCAGCGGCCAGACCTTCGCGATGGCGTTCTCGCGCGCGATCTTGCGGCCGATCTCGGCGTCGAAGTTCTCCGGTGAAGCGCAGGCCGACTCACCGGTTACGGTGAAGCCATTGCGCAGCACCAGTACGCAGAAGGTCAGCAGGCCAAGCGCCTGGCTTTCATCGGCGCCGGGCGTAACTCCATGCGGATGCACGTCGCCGCCATTGCGGTAGGCGCCAAGCACGCCGTCCGCAGCAGTGAAATAACGCTCGCTGGCAATGTTCGCGTCGATTTCGGCCGGCGTGATGCGCGGTGCGGTCAGACCCTTGGCCTGGATTTCCTGCTCGATTGCTTGGTCGTTCATTGTGGTGCTCCGATGATCTTGCACTGCTTGTGCAGGGATACGAGCTGCTCCTGCAGCTTCAGGATTTGGTCGCGCTGGACTTCGAGGCCGGCAACGAGGGCTGGATAAGCTCGTTCAGCAGCGGCTGTAAGTCTTGGGGTTCCTGCATCAGGCTCGCCGGCAGCGGCGGTGGCTCCGTCCACTCGCACTGCGGGGCAGGTGGCAGCGACTCGCAGCCCGCAAGTACCATCAGCGAGGCAGCGATACATAGCGTCGGCATAGTCTTCGGCACGTTGTTTCCCCTTCAAGAAGGCGTCTTCGCGCGCGGCCTGATCAGTTGCCATTTCGCGCTGCAGGCGGTTGGTGTTGCGCAGGGACTGGATCGCCGCGGCGCTCTGTTTGGCCAGGGTCACGGCGTTGTCACGCTCAAGCGCTACGGTGTCGAGGCGCAGATAGAGCAGCGCCAGGGCAATGGCTAGGCCTGCGCATACGGCAAACAGGGCGCGGATCATTGGACGCTCCAGCACTTGGCGTGGCGCTCAAGCTGGCGGGTCCACACGCCCCAGCAGCGCGTGTTGGGCTTGCCGTTCACCAGGGTCGAGCAGTCGTAACCAGCAGCCCGGCGCCATTTCAGCAGCGCGTCGCATGCCTTCGGGTACTCGCCAGCCAGCAGATGGCGGCGCATCGAGGATGATCGCCAGTTGCCGATGCCGTACTGGCCGGTGAAGTCGAGGTAGAGGTCGTATTCCTCCTGAAACAGCTTCACGCCCGGCAGCGAGGCCTGGAATCGGCTCTCTTCTTCGCTGTGCAGCGCCCTGGCTAGCTGCTGGGCGCGCTCGCGAGTGATGGGAGGATCTGCGAGAGTGACGCGCGTGCCGTCCTCATAGCGAGTCGAGCCGTGGCCGATGGTTGGCACGTCGCCCTTGGTGGGGATGTGCGGAGCAAGCATCTCGATGCCATCCTTCTGCACCACCGGGCTTTCGCCTTCACTGGCGATCCAGCCGGCGAAGCCTGCCGCGCTCAGCACCAGGGAGGTGACCAGCACGCGTACCCGGCTCATTGCTGCGCACCCTCGGCCAGAGCATCCTGCTCTTCCTGGGCCTCACGGCGTGCCTTGTAAACGTACTGCACCTCAAGGTCATGCAGACGCTGCTCGCGGCGATCCTTGCGGTACTGGTAGAAGAGATTGGCGCCAAAGGTCAGCAGCGCGGTTACGATACCAACGACGATACCCCACTCAGTAAGCGTCAACCCTGACGCCACCGACGCCGCTGCGCCGGCGTAGCTCGCTCCACTCATCACCTTGTCGCTCATGCGCTGATCTCTGCCAGAGAGGGGCGATCCCTCGTTTCGGTATGGGCAAAGGCTATGCAGGTGACGGATTACGAGCGAACCCTACAGGGGGTCAGACCCAGGCTTTGTTGTGGTGCTCAACGTCCTGGCGGGTGATGCGGCGCAGATCGCTGTCGGGGCGATCGCCGAAATAGGCGGTGAATGCGGCAAGGGCTGCGTCGGCGCGGCCGAGGTCCAGCGTCTCGCTATCCGGCACACTGAAGGCGCGATGCAGTGCCCAGTTCACCAGATGGCGGTGATGGGCCTGGTTGATCTCTGGCTTCGATGCCTTTTCGGCGGTAAGGCCGCGCAAAGGCAGTCGGTAGCCTTCCAGTTTGAGCGCGCCACCCAGGCGCGGAGTCGGCACCAGTCGGATGCTGGTATCGCTCTGGATGGCGAAGCGTGGAATATCGGAACGATCGCGCCAACCTGGCATGTTGTCATCCAGCCACTCGCGCGAAACGAGCTTCACCTGGCACCGGTCGGTCGAACCTGCCTCGAGCAGGCCCAGGTGATCGATCTCGTACAGCGCCTGGCTCAGCTGGTAAACGGATTCACCCGCGGCAATATCGATCTCGAAGCTCGAATCATGCAGCAGGCGCCCGCGAATGCAGGCCTCCTGCTCTGCTTCAATGAGCCAGCGCGCAACATCAGACTGATCGAACAGGAACGGCTGCACCGTGTCCTGTGCGGTAGTCCTGAAGTCCTTGCTCAACTCGTCGAGGGTCATGGATCACACCACCCCGAACTGGTCGATCATGCCGGTGACCGCCTGGCGCAGTTCGGCGACAGACTTGCGCTTGTCGAGGTTCTGCTTGTAGTTGGTCATGGCGTACTCGGCCAGCGAGTCCTTGGTCATGATGTTGATCTGTTGCTTCAGGTCGAGAATGCGATTCTCCTTCTCGCGGTTCTCTTCCTCGATCTTCTTGGCAGCAGCCAACTGGCGAGTGGTGTCGTCGTCTTCATCCTTGTCCTCGACCTTGTCCGACTTCGCAGGCGCTTCGGCGACGGCCTTGGTGCTGCTTTCCTCGAACATGTCAGGGTGACGCAGGAACTTGCGGGCGATATCTGCCGGCATGGCGCGCTCCTGGCCCTGAGTGAAGCTCAGGCCGGTGCCATACAGGTGATCGGTGTAGGTTTCCTTGCGGCCGATGTAGACCACCACGATCTTGCCAGGGCCGGCCGGAGCGCTTGGCGCTGCCTGGCCCGCTGGTACCTTGGCCAGTGCAGCAGCAACGGCAGCGGCAGCCGCTTCGTCAGCGTCCGGCAGATCCTTCAGCGCATGCACGACGGCACGGAACAGGTAGTCCTTCGACTTCTGTTCGGGTGGCAGTTCATCGTAGGGGCGGCAGCACGGGTGAGTTTTCTTCTCGGCGTCCTTCTCTTCGCCGTATACCCAGCCGTCGGCGACCTTCTGAGTCAGCCAGCTTTCGTGCGATTGCTCGGGGGTGGCATCAGGGTTGGCCAGGTGCATTTCGACACCAGCGATGGCGCTCTTCTGCTGCCATTCCGGCGCGTCATCCCAGGTTGGCTGGGAATCATCGCCCAGCGACAGACAGAACGCCGCGTTGATGGCGTGCGCGACCTTCGCAATGACCAGTACTTTCATGTTCGTGTCCTACCTTGCGGAAAAAGAAAGGGGCCGAAGCCCCTCCCAAGCTGCGTATCAGCGGGCGCCTTGCAGTTCGCCGCTCACCAGCACCTCGATCTTGCTGGCCTTGGCGTTGTCAGCGACAGCCGTGGTCAGGATCAGGCGTGCAGGCTTGGCCAGCGTCTTCAGGGCTTTACCCGCGTTGGCACGCAGGCGCGCAGCGGTTGCCAGGGCGAAGCCGGTACCGAAGTACGCGGCATCCTGCGGCACAGTGGTGTCATCCACACCATCCTCGTAGGCAAAGCCCAGCGAGCCGGTGATAGTGGCGGTCATGCCGGTGCTGATCAGGATCGAAGCATCGTCCAGGCGCATGCCTTCCGGCAGTGGGCCGAGGTCGACCACGTCGGCAGCGGCGATCGCCGAGGCCGAATCAGCGTTGAGCGCGGCACCGTTGGAGCCGGTTTCCAGGGTGAACTTCAGGGTGGTGGTGTTGCCGTAGGCACCAGCAGCACCGCCGAACTGGCGATTGCCGTAGGTCTTCAGGGTTACTTTGGCCATGATGGGCTCTCCTTCAATGGGGTTCAGTAAAGGCGGGCCGGTGTTACCCGGCCCAGCCCATCACTTGCGAGCACCGATGATCGGCACGGCGGTGTCGATCGCGGTGGCACCGTAGTCGGTGAACTCGGTACCGTTGCCGGTCTCGATCGCGAAGCGAATCTTGCTGACGCCACGAATGGCACCCAGCAGCAGTTCCACCTTGTCGCCGTGGTCCAATTCCTTCTCGCTCCAGAAGAACGGGATCTTGGACTTCTCGCTGGCAGCCATCGCCTCGGCCACGGCCTGGCCACCCAGCAGGATGGCGCGGTCGATAGCGAAGTTGGTGCCGAAGCTCGAAGGCACGATGCAGGTGCTCTCGGTTTCGCTGTTGCTGGCCGCGCAGTAGCGGATGGTGTCGCCGGCGTAGAAGCGGATCGGCTTCGGCATCTTCACGATCAGCACGCCATTCCACAGACCGACCTCGCCCAGGAACAGCGGATGGCCTTTAGCTTGCTGGGCACGTGCCATCGCACTGGCCTGCAGTTGGCGGAAGTTGGGATCAGCTGCGAACAGGTTGTACTGAGCGGCGGAAACCAGCATCACGCGCAGCGGCGAGTCGTTGGCAGCAGCGTCACCTTCGAAAATCACCGGAGGCGGCGGCAGTGCCACCTGATCAAGATAGGTACGCACACCATCCACGGTGTCCATCTTGAACAGGTCGGTGGTCGCCAGGTCGACTTCACCAGCGTTCACGGTGAACGGCTTGATGCCGTTGCCGCCATCGGCGATGAAGTGACGGTTCTTGGTCGGCGCTTTCACGCGGTTGACCATGATCTTGGCGAAGTCCGGATGCGCTTCGGTCGGCACAGCCCATTCGATGTTGTCCTGAAAACCGCGAGCACCAGCCATGTGCACCAGCAGGCTCTGGTCGACATAGGCGTCCATCTTCGCCTGTGCGACAGGGCGACCCAGGCGGCGGAAGTCGGCCGGACTGCGGATGGTGGTCATGGTGTCGCCGAGGTCGATCGGGAAGCGCGCCTGGTTCACGCGCAGCTTGTCCTCGGACAGTTTCATGCCCACACCGCGACCCTCGGCATACTCGCTACCCATGATCGGGTAACCGCCTACCGGGTTCAGCAGGTGGAAGGTGACTTCATCACCGCGGCTCTTGCCCAGGTCCTGGCAACGAACAATCGGCATGTGCTGGGTGGTCTGCTTGCGCAGGGTAGCCTCGGCACCAGCGGTGCCTTTCGGCATCTTGCCGGTGAGGCGGTTCATGGTGGTATTGCGCTGGGTGTGGACGGCGAACAGGCCGACGGCCTGCTCAACCATCGCCTGCGGGTCGCCGTAGCGCATATGAGTCTTGTCGGTCACGGTGAATCTCCTTGATCACGGGACACGGAGCGTCAGACGCTCCGGTTCAGAAATGCCTCGATCTGGTCCGGGCTCTTGTCCATCAAGGCCTCAGCCATATCTACGGCGCCTAAGTTCGCCAGTGCTTCGCTGCCAGTGGCCGGGCCTGCTCGGCCGCCCGGAATATCCGAGAGGCTTACAGGTACCGCCGGCTTGGCCGCTTCCACGGCTTGCTTGGCTGCTGCCTTAACGTCCGTACTTGCGGGCGCCTCGGCTGCTGCCTGAGTTTTCCCAGTGGCTTCCTTGTACGTGTCGATGAACTCGATGATTTCCTCGGCAGTGCCCGTCTTCATGACCTCGCGGTAGCCAGGCCTGACGAACTTGGGCTGCGACTCGATCCACGCATCCAACTCCGAACTCTCGATAATCGAATCGAGATCAGGGTGCTTGGCGTAAATCGCCTGCTCGTGAGCTTCCTGCTCGGTCATCTGCTGCTTCTGCTGCAGGGGGGCCACTTGCTGCTTCACCAGATCTGCCAACAGTGCCGGGGCACTCTTGGCGATCAAGGCCTGCACGCCCTTGGCCAGCGCTTCCGGGGAGAAATCCCCGAACAACTCCGGGTCAACACCGGCATCCATAGCTGCCTCAGCGGCTGCCAGGTGTTTGTCGGCATCGGTCGGCGCCATCCCGGCGTCTACCCGTTGTTGCGCTTGATTCCTGAGCGTTTCCAGCTCCTGCTGGGCGCCCTGCAACTTCTGCAGTAGCTCCTGCTCGCGGGCTTCCGCTGCCTGCCGTCCTTCTCGCGCCTCCTGCAGGCGCTGATACGGAATGGTGTGGACGTTGTCCTTCGCCATGATCACGGACTTGGCCGGATCTTCCGCCTCAACGCTTGCCGCGTTGTCATCGGTGTTCGATACGTCGTCAGTTGCCTGTGCGCCGTCAGTGGCTTGCGCGGCTTCTGCAGCAGCAGCGGCGGGCGTATCGCTGCCAGTTTCCGAGGTCTGTTCCCCGGTATCGCCCGTATCCGCCAGCTCAAGAAGCTGGGCGGCCTGCTCTGCCGTCATCTCACCGTTCGGTGCGTGTTGCTGGATAAACTCGTTCGGATTCATGCCTGTCCCGCCACATATCGCCGTGGCCGCAATGGGTTCAGCAGTTACGAGGCGTCGCCGCCTCGCGCATCGCCAGGTCGCACCTGGCTTGCGAACGAGTGTCGCGAGGGGATCGGAAAAGAAAAAACCCTACAGGGGGTCAGCTCTGTAGGGCTTTCAGGTCAGGCGAGGTTGTCGGTGGTGCTGGCAGTCTCGATTCCCTGCATTCCGGTACCAGGCTCAGCAGGTACCGGCGGGAAGGCTGGACTGGTGTTCTCGCGCACTGGCGGCAAGCTATCAGGGCCACCTGGCTGCACATAAGGCGTCTTGATGTTCATCGCTGCAGTGGCGTCGGCCTGCGGGAAGTTTGGATCGTCGCCCTGCTGCTGTTCGTAGCCGGCGCCCTTCATGATCTCGTCTGCCACCGGGGCGATCATCGGCATCTGCGCGACCTGGGCAGCCGCTTGCATAGCCGAGTAAGCGGCCTGCACGCCAATCTGCACGGACTCGCGGCGGATCTTCTCGATCTCGGCGTCGGTCTTGCCCTCCTTCATCGCCAGTTCGCGCATTTTCAGTTCTACGCCTGACTTGGCCAGGGCCTCGTCCACCGCCTGCTTGATGCGCTGCTCGACCTGCTCCGGCGATTCCTGCTCGCCAGCGGCGCGAATTGCCTCGACCACATCGCGCTTGAACGGCACATCCATGAGGCTGACCAAGAACGGCAGTACAGCAGCCTGGTACTGCGGCGGCAGGCTCTTGACCGCCTCGGAGAGAGCGGACAACTGCTGAGCCCGGTAGCTGTTGGTGCTCGGTACATCCTCCAGAGCAACCTTCAAGCGGGTGCGCTGCAGGTCGTTCGACAGATAGGTGTAACCGAGTTCGTCCTGCTCTGGCTTGTTGATCACCACGCTACGGTCCTCGCGCACAGCATCGCCCTCGATGATGATCGTCTGCTGCTTCGCGCCTAGATCCTTGATGATCATTGACAGGAGCATTTCGCCAACCAGCGTCCGGCCGGCGCGGAAGTTGTCCATCATCACGCCCAACGCCTGGTTGCTCTGCTCGATCTGCATAGCCTCCTGACGCCCGCTGGTGGCGGTACCCTCCTTGCCCATGAAGCCAGTAGTCACCGCTGAGACGCGCTGAATGGCCGAACGGTTGTCCTGCAGCATCTGGAACTGCTGAGCGTTCAGCTGGAAATCGCGCTCAATCTTGAAGATCGCCCCTTGCTTGGCCATGGCCGTGTCGTTGAGAACGATATCGGAATCAACGCGAGCCACCTGATTCCTCACCTGGGCGTCAGACATATCCGTAGCGCCCTTGGTACGAATGGTGCGCACCGAAGACAAGCCCCAACGCAACTTGCTAATGCCGCTGTTCAGGCTGTCCTGCGGATAGATCATGTCGCGCACGTAGCCGAATGGCACCCTGGTACCGTCCTCACGGAAGCCCCAGAACGGAGCATAGGGGTAATGCCGGTGAGTGTACGGGGTCGGTCCATCGTGCAAGCGGTGCGGGCCGAGCCAGTAGCTGCGACGCACGCGAGCAACTACGGCGCGGCTGTAGGTCGACATGCCGCTGGCCAGCGCCACCTGATGCGCCATGTTGCTCTCGTCGTACTCGACCACACGACCATCTGGTGCGGTGATGACGCCCACCTCTACCCAGCGCCGGTACCAGACCTCGGCCAGGCAGATCTCCTTCGAGGTCGGGTTGTACCAGCGTTCCTCTTGCACGGTCCAAGCGCGCGCTTCTGCCCAGGCGTTATGCAAGCCAGTCGAATCGCCGCCGTCATTCGCAGCGCTGGGCGTGTCCATCCACCACTCGGCACCATGCTTGCCGATCGCCAGGATCAGTTCCTTGTGCTCAGGGAACACGCGAGCGATACGTTCAGGCAGCAGCCAGCGCTGACGGCGCAGCCAGCGCGCATCGCTCAGGTCCTTCTCAATCGCGGAAAAATCCCAGTGGATTTCGTTACGGTGCACCACGCTGCAACGGTAGGGGTACTTGAAAGGGTCGCTCTCGCGCTTCACCTCAACCCATCCAAGGCCGACCGCAATCTGCGGCTGGAATGCATCGCTGCATGCGTCGTCGGCCTTCGCATGCCGCTCAGCCTGGTTCAGCTTGTAGTTCAGCGCATCGGCCACGTCCTGGCCGCCCACTTCGCCATCCGGCGTCACGCGCCAGTCAGTGCGGGTCGCACTCTCGTAGCCACGGATAGACAGCAGTGCCGGGCCGATCAGATTCTCGACTGCTGGCGGAATACCCAGCGCACGCTGCCTGGCCAGCAGCTCGCCATCGAGTTGGTTGCCGTCCGCGTAGTCCATTTCCTTGTCGGCGGTGCTGCGCCACTTCGGCTGTTCCTCGATCTCATGCATGATCTCGGTGTACTCGTCGAGCGTCAGCGCCAGGTCGTCGTGCTCCTGCCCTTCGTGCTCGTCGTGCTCTTCGGTGTGCTTGAGTGCGGTAGCGTCCATCTGGTGATTCCTCAAGTGCGCCAGTCAGGCGCTGGGGCTTCGGTGTACGACTGCCGGCCCTGGTGACCAAGCATGTCCAGTTCTTTGGCCTGCGCCCACTGACGGAAGGCGTCGGCGCCCTCGCTGCAGCCGTTGGCCTTGTTCGGTGCGTTGTCGAGAAAGCGGTTTTCAGAGCGGCTGAACTTCTTGCGGTAGTTGTCCAGGCGGTTGATGCCGTCGGCGCACGCCACTTCGTCGATGAAGCAGCCCTTCATGTGCTTGCGGGTCTGCTGGATACCGGTAATCAGCTCGGTGATACGCGGCACGATGACGAACGTATGCCCGGGCAGCAGATCCTCGAGCATTTCCAGCACACTGCGGTTGTAGTCGCCCAGGCGCTTGTGCGCGGCGTCGTGCGGCAGGTAGTGGGTACCGTACAGATAGCCGCGGTCTTTCAGCTCTTGCGCGTAGTGGCGCAGATCCTTGCCGTGCTCTTCGTAGTAGTCGACGAATCGATCCTCGCCGCGCAGTTCCTGCTGGAACCACACAGCGCAGCCGTCGCTGTTGCCGATATCCCAGAAGGTGTTCACCGGCACGTCGAGCACAGGCACGCGAGTGATGCCGCCGCGCTTGCGCATGGCCTGCATGTCCTCGGCGTAGTAGTTGCCTTCGGTGCTGATCTGGAAGGCTTCATCGGGCGTGCCAGGGTATTCCTGCCACATCCGCTCTTCCTTGCCAGCGAAGTCGGCCTGCTTGGTGGCCACGTACCAGGCGCGCTGGTCCGGGTCGATCTTGCAGTCCATCAGCGCTTCGAGCTTGTCGAAGTAGGCGTGCTGCCCGCGGTCGACCGGTACCGTCTGCATCGGCAGGCGATAGTTGGGCTCCTGCCACCAGGCATAGAAGTGGAAGCGGTAATCCTTCGGCGTGAGCGGCTTCTTGTCCCGGTAGTTCTTCTGGGCAATCTGCACCATGTTGAAGAACTCGCCTTCGCGCCCTTCTGCCGTGCTCTCGATCACCAGTACGCCATTTGTTGGCACGGCCGGTATGGAGCCGGTGACCACTTCCTGCGCCTTGTCCGGATACTTGGCGCAGATTTTCCCGAACTCGGAGACGTGCAAGCGATGGATCGTGCCCGAGCGCATCGAGGTCGCAACACGCACGGAACTGTTGTTGTGCGCGAAAAGCAGCTCGACCGCGCTATCCCTGGCCAGCGGAAAGCGCTCACGGATCTCGTCCGGCAGGTTCTCGTAGGCGAACTTCACCTTATCGCGGAATATCGTCTCGGCCGCCTCGCGATCCTGGGCGATGATGCCGCAGCGCTGGTTGGCGTTGAACAGCGCGTGATCCAGCCACAGGATGGCGATCAGCGTCGTGAAGCCGAGCTGGCGAGCCTTCAGGATCAGGTTGCGGTGCCATAGCCGCTTCAGGAACCGCTTCTGCGCCCGGTTCGGCTTGAACGGCATCACGAACGACTCGCCTTCCTCGACGATGTTGCCCAGCTCGTCGACCTTGTCGTCGCCCTTCACCATGATCTTGTACAGGCAGCCGGAGAACAGGCGCCATTCAGGGTCAGCCAGGCAGCGCGCCAGTTCCTCTGCGTTGGTCGGCAGAGGCTGCAGCGGCTCGTCGTGGATCACCCGGATGGCCACAGGTCAGTCCTCGCCATGCTCAGGATCGTGCGCCACCGGCTTGAACCCGTTCGAATTGCCGCTGGCGATCGAGTGCAGGAGGCTGGCCAGCGGGTCGACGCGCTGCTGATTGTCCTTCTCGTACAGACCCAGGTGCTTGAACAGCTTCTCCATGGCCGCATCTTTCGAGTGCGTCATGATCTCGATGCCGAACTTTGTCTGCTTCACGCCGGCATACAGCGAGGCAGCACCTGGCGACAGCTTGCGGGTGTCCTTCAGCACCACGCGCGGGTAGCCGTGACCGCCGCATTCCGGGCAGTCAGGGAACGGCTCGCGGTTCGGATCGAAGCCAACGCCGCCGTCTTCTGGGAAATCCTCGGGATCTTCGCCCTCGTCCACCCACAGCTTGTACGCATAGTCGCGTTCGATCTGGGTGCGCTGACGCATGTGCCCTTCGCCGTAGCAGTGCCGACAGCACACGACCACCAGTTCGGTCAGCTCGCGAGCATCAGCCGTGACCTGATTCCACGCCTCGCGCAGCACACGATCAGCAGTAATCTCCGTGCGCTGCTGCTGTTTCAGCCGCGCTTCAGCAATTGCCGCCTGGATATTAGGTTTCGTTAGGTTCTCGCATCCAACGACTGCAGCCGTCTTCGCGCTGTATCCAGCACGGATCGCAGCCTGCTTGGCGTTCAGGTCGACCAGATACTCCTCAACGAATCGAACCTGCAACTCAGTCAACGCCACATCAGCGTTATGCACCTTCACCGTATTGCGAGCACGCGCAGTCGAGCCGGCCGCCTTCTTCTTGGCTACCGGCTTCTTCACTGGCTTCTTGGGTGCGGGCTTGGCGCCCTGATCTTTCTTGGTCATGCCCGGAGTCTTTCCGGGTGATGGCAGGGTGTCGAACCCTACAGGGGGGCGCAGGCTATGGCTGGCAAGGGCTTGGGCAGAGACAAGAAAGCCCGCACTAGGCGGGCTTTCTCTGCAGCGATAGGTCAGGCGCTCGATCGCGCCCAGTGCAGCACCTGATCATTCGTGCGGTTGAACACCATGCCGGCACTGGCGATACGCATGTCGCTGCGCACTACGAGCCTGTCCGTGCGATCCAGCGAGCGAGGCTGCATCACGTCAGCCAGGTTGTGTTGCGCCACTGCAGCGATGTGCTGGTCGGCGTATGCCTGGACGGCCAGGTGATCGGCCGGTACTGGTGCGGCGAACGCCACACTGCAGGCCAGGTACAGGATGGCGAAAACAGACAGCAGGACTTTCTTCATCTTCGGACGCCTCGACAGGTTGAGGTAGTTGGCAGTCCGAGTGTTCTATCTGCTTCCGGGTTACCTCAAACCCTACAAGGGGTCGAGTAATCGAACTTCGCCTGCAATTCGTGTCCGCACCTCACCATCTGGATATCACCGATCCAGATAACCGGCACGCCATCGACACAGAACTCTTCACCAGGCTCGCCTTCTATGGTTTTACGCTCCAATCTCCCCAAAAGAGCGGGCAGATCGAGAGTATCGACGCCAAGGTGGCGTTTCACAGCAGCAGATATCAGACCGTCCTTCTCGCGCGCCATGGCGCTAGCCAATCTGCTGCTGATCTCACTGAAAACGCTCATGCCATCGCCCTCATACGCCGACGTGATCCCGATAGCCCTTGATCAGCGCCTCGACCACATCAATTTCGCCGTAGACGTAGACGTCATGGTTTACACCATTTTCCGCCCTAAGCGTGGCCCTGTAGTAAACGCTCGCCGGCCTGGTGTCGGTATTTGGTTCAGCATTGTGCCAATCCATTCGCACTGGGCACTTTGTCTTCGGTACAGATTGCAGGCTTGGCTGGCCTCGCATAACACGCTGACGCATCCCATCGCATGGGCCACCGATCAGCAGAACTTCTATCGTTTCCATCGCAGCAGACTCCAAATTTCCAGCATCCGTGCCGGACGATACATCAAACCAACTCGTTCGGCGTGAAGGTCACATCGAACTCGCCCATCAGCGGCACCAACTGATCACCCGCCTGGCCATGGCCATACTGCAGATGCCGGCGCTCGGTTCGCTCTTCGCTGCGATCATCACCAGGGAAGTACTTTGCGTTCATGTGCATGTGGTTGCAGATGATGCCGGCCATCAAGCCAAGGGCAGCAGGATCCGCATCGGGTACCAGACAGGCAGTGCTCAGACTGCCGCCATCGATCTCGACTGAGAACAAGGCGACCGGATCATCACCCTGCTCGGATGACTGCAGAGCGTAGTGGACGACCATGGGGGTCATCTTCGCCTGCTGCTGGGTGTCAATTTCTTGGATTGGATTGCTCACAGTGATTGCCTCCAGGGCATATTCGTTAAACCTGCACGGGCGATTTGCGCCCCTTCCCACCGAAAACCGACCGTCACACATGCGTCACAGCCGAAACGTCACATGTGACGCCTACGTGACGCCTTTCTGCGCCGCCTCCAGCTTGCGCTTACGCCAACGCTCAGTCCGCTTGGCTCCTGGGCTTCGCGGCTTTTCCTGGGTTTCCACAACCACGCTTTGGCGCTGCTCATGCGTCACGCCGAGCGTCACACCTGTGACGCCTTGTGACGCTGAAATTGCATCGAATGTGACGCCCTGTGACGCCCCATCTGCAGCCTTTGCGATAGTCCTTTCGACCCTATTCAGGCGCCCCTGAATCTCCCCGTTGAGCAATGCGGTTTGATGCCCGACTTCGATAGTGGCGGCCTGCATCATTACCCCTGCTTGGATCCTGGCGAGCATGCGATCCTCTACCGGCGTTAGGATCAACACGGTGTCGCCGATCTCCAGATTCACTGTCCCGTCAGGGAGTAGCGTCTTGGTCATGGGCCTGGCTGGAGGATGCACCTCGGCCGGCACGAACACGCCGCGCTGCACCCGTATCGCCAGCCCCTCTTCCACCAGGGCGCGGATACGATCGTCGATGATCGGCAGCTTCAGGCCAGTAAATGCCTGCAGCGTCTCCCGTGTAACGATCTGTTCCTGCTGGTGCAGGTCGCGCAGCGCGTCGAGGACGACCTGCGTCGATGATCCCTTCGCTGTCATTGCTCGCTCTCCCCTGTTTCACGAATCAGCCCTGCATCACGCAGGATCTTGTACTGCTCGGCCAGCCAGGCCTGGAATACTGGGTCTTTCACTTGTCGCCGCCCTTCCACTCCAGCGCCCTGGCGTTATCCAGCGCTGACTTCACGCTGCAGGCGGCATCGTGCTGGTCGACATTGACGCAGTTGTCCTCGTCCTCGATCTCGTCGCGCATGTAGCCCTGCAGGTACACGCCAGTTGCGTCACGCAGGGTACGGAGGGCTTCGAGTTCGGCGTATAGGCCGGCAGGGATGCGGTTCACCTGGGTCATCTGCGCGGCGCTCCCTTCAATATTTCAAAGACATCAGGGCTCACGATCATGGTCTTCTCAGGCAACATGTCGTTGCGAATGATCGTGATTCCTCCCCACTGGCCCTGGTGAGGCGACGGATGTTTCAGATGGCATCCGCAGCGCTCCGGATGGGCCTGCGGCTCACGGCATTGTTCAGTCATTTCTAATTCTCCACTGGGTCGCGCTCTGCGCTGTTTGCCCACTCGCTGCCGAAGACCTCCATAGGGCCGAAGCACGGCGGCTCGGATTTACTCTTGAAGCCGGCCAGCCAGTAGTAACCACTGTGCTGGGTGGCGCCGCAGTGGCCGCACTGCATCCAGGCGCCGAAACCGGGGGCGCTCTGGCGCCGGTATAGGTGCTGCCTCATGCCGTCACGCATATTGAAATTTCAGGTACTTGCCTTGCGGCAGGGGAATCCAGATCCATCCGTAGTAGTCGTCGCCGTCCGGGCATCCACCACTGCGCTGATCGATGTAGACATAGCGGAACGATGTGCCAGGTTCGTCCTGGCGCTGGCCGCCGTGCGTTTCGGTCAGTTCGAAATCGCACACGATGCTGTCGTCGCAGTAGTCGATGAACTTCTCGATGCTGGCCAGCTTTCGCGGACTCACCAGCAGAGCAACCTGCTCCATTACTTCGCGCCGGTTCTTCTCTAAGTCGGCGTAGTGCCTGGCCATCGCAGCGGCGTAGTCGGCTTCGATATCGGCCTCGGTTTTCATCGGTTCAGACATGGCCGGCCTCCTGTTGCTTCTTAATGTCGCGCAGCAGCGCCCGGTAATGGGCCTTGATCTGCTGCAGGTCTTCGATGGTGTACTTCTTGGGTTCGTGGGGGCCTTCCAGCCAGGCCACCGATTCGGCGCCGATGCGCTGCAGCAGATTGAGCCGGTATTCCACGATGTTTCCGGACTTGTGCTGATTGCAGGGGACGCACTGCTTGTGGCAGTTCAGGGGCTCGAAGCGCAGCGCCGGATTGCTGCCGACGGTGCGGTAGTGGCCGGCGTCGTACTTGCCCTGGTGGTGCCGGCCGCAACTGATGCACGGCAGCAGGCGATCGCGCTCGCGTATCCAGGCGTTGAAGGCGGCCTGTGCCTCACGCATGTAGTCGCCCTTGGGCTTGATGCGCTCCCGTGCCGCGCGCAGCTCTTTCCGACCGAGTTCGTCGATCGCCTTGCGCGCCTTCTCTCGGTTCTCCGACACCACCGCCAGGGCGCACGCGATCTCGCCGCACACGGCCTGGAACGGACGCACAGGGACGAACATCGCCTGGCAGGCCTTGCAGCGCTTCTTGCGTGCGCGTGGCTTGAAACCGCTGGCCTTGGCCTTCAGCGGCGTCTTGCGCTTCAGTTCGGTGCGCTTCACGCTGGCACCGCGCTGGACTTCTCGCGCTCAGGAGCGAAGTCGCCGCGCAGAGGCATGAGGCTGCTTTCGGCAAACGGCAGACGGTCGCCAACCTCGGCATGAGCGCACCACCAACCTGGCACCGTTGCATATATCGGGCTGCTCTCGGTGCACACGTTGTCGCCTGGCTTGATAGCCCGATACAGCTCAACAACGCTGCCTGCCGGCAGAATGCTGAGGCTCACCAGCGTGACAGCCGAGTCCCCTTCCTTGAATCGGCTCACTGCTCACGCTCCCCAGGCATCAGGCCGGTCATGTTCTCGATCGCTTCTTCGGTGAGGCCTGGCCAGTAGTTGGCGATCAGGTGCTGGCAGATGCCCCGCCAGAACTCTTTGAAGCGCTCTTCGGTCATGTAGTCGAAGGCGATAGACTCCGGTACCTGGCGCATGACGCGGCCCAGGTCGGGAATGTCGAAGGCTTCGAACGAGCAGCACACGCCGGCGTCGAGCTGCAGTTTCTTGATGGTGGTGTGGGCGTCGAGGCCCTGGAACTTGTCGATCTGCTCGGCGACCACTCGACCGAGAGCGTGAACGAGCCTGTGAAACTTGGAATTACGCGGCTGTTTGATCTCGCAGCGCACCTGATCGCCGACGCGATACTCACGCTCACGGCACAGGAAGCGGTCGATGCTGCTGTCAGCCACCAGCGCCTTTAGCACCTCACCGGTTTCCTGATCGACCACAGCACGCCAGCGCATGTAGATCGGGCGCTGGGCACGCGCCTGGCGCTTCTTCTTGGCCTCTGGTGTCTCGGCCTTTGGTGTTGTGGCTGTCGCCGCCTTACCCATGGCGCACCCCCTGCTGGTCTGTGTTCAGGGCCGGCTGGTCCCAGCCATAGGCACGGTTGAAGCACAGGGCGCACATCCGCATGTACTCGGCGCCAACGGCACTCACCGGCTCGACCTGGCCGCGAATGTCATAGAAGCGATCGCCGATCTTGGTGATGACGTGGTCGCTGTCATACCAGGGCTCAGCGTCTGGAAATGCCTGCTTCAGCAGCAGATAGACCCTGAAACAGCCTCCATTCAGGCCGTAGCGGGCCATATCCGGGTGCACGTCGCGCAAGGCAGCGAGGAATGCAGTGACGTCAGACATTGGCCATGTCCCTCGCATGCCTGGCGATCGCATCGTCGATGCTCGCGCGAAGGTTCATACCGCGACGCTCGGTCTGATAGCTCTCGCCGAACTCGTTACGGTCATTGGTGACGATGCAGCCACTGTCGAGGCGGGCCTTGTCCTGCTGCAACTGCTCGATCTGGGCGCGCAACTCGCGCTGTTCATCGCACAGACGACCGATGATCTCTTGGTTCTCCTGATCGGCCTGCTTCCACGTCACCGGCCACAGCGGGCCGCATCCGTTCGGGCATGGCTCGGTCTTGTTGTCGCCGGCACCGATGGTGCCGCTGCCCATGCAGATCACTCGCTTGGTAAGCTGGAACTTGCACTTGGCACAGTGCATCTGCCCGGGAATGAACGACTCGGCCAGCAGTTTCTGGGCGCGCTCGGCGTGACTGGCTGCCAGGTAGGACATGCTCTCGAAGGCGGTATAGCTACGCTTCAGTTCGTCCAGCAGAGAAAGGATCTCCTGTGGCTCAGTCAGGCGCTGGTACTCTTCGATCTGCGCCGGCAGCAGGGCGGCCTGCTCGGCGGTGAAGTCCTCACCGTGCGCGTCTCGAAGCATCACCAGCGCCAGTTCGCGCAGACGCTGTTGCTTGTCGGCGTTCACTGAGCCACCTCCTGCACCAGGGCGATGATGCTTTCCACGCCCTTGGCGAAGCTGGCAGGCTTGCACTGCATGCACTGGCGCAAGCGGTCGGCCAGTTGAGGGCGGCCACCCTGCAGCTCGAGCAGCAGGCGACCATCACGCACGATATCGAGCGCGTGCTTGCGGCCTTCCAGCCAGCCAACGCGGTCGAAGTGGCCTTTCTGGGGGATTGGCAGATTGGTGAGCATGTTCACTTGGCACCAGCCTTGCCGATCTCAGCAGCAGCGCGGACGATCGCACGGCGAGTTGCGCCATACTTGTCGAGTTCGCCAGGCTCTTCCTCAATCCCGTTCCCGAGAAATGCGCCGTAGACATAGACCTTGGATTCCTCTTCCGTGAAGTCGCACTGGACGTGCAGATCCAGTTTCACGGCCAGCCGCAGCGCGTCGCCGTCGTCGATGAGTGGGTTCCAGAACAAACCTGCGCGCAGGAATGGGCATGGTTCCTCCCGACACGGACGCACACCCCAGGTATCCGCAGGGCCGGTCTGTATCCTCTTCTGGCGCCACTCAAACTCGATGCCGGCTGCCATAGCAGCAAGCTCCAACAATTCACGATCACCCATCACCGCACACCTCCCCGGCCGATCACGGCCAAACGCCCGTCGGCCACCAGCACACGGCGCTGGCCACGGATCAGAATCAGTTGGTCACCCTCACGCGCTACGCAGTAGTTGCGCGAGAGCAGGAAATCGACGGAATCCCGCAGATCGCTCTGCAGGCGGCGCTCAAGTTTCATGTGCGGCTCCTTTCTTGGTCTGGCCAAGGCGTTTGGATTCGCTGATCAATTCCCCGACCGACTTGCCCGCGCGAGTGATGGCCAGCCGGCCACCAGCGCCCTTCTGCAGCACAGCCAGGCATGCTTTGCGATTGCCGATCAGCAGCGGATCTGGCGCCTTGAAACGCCCGCCGCTCTCGGCCTCGGAAATCCCGATCAAGTGTTTCGGGTAGTCATCACCCACCCCGCCAGCGATCACGAAAGCCCGGTACCGCCGCGCAAACTCCAGCCCCTGGAACTTGTAATCTTCCTCAGAATTCGCGGTGCAGAGCTTCACCCAGCCCCCCATGTCATCCAGCACCCGATGCACGATCGGGTCATCGAAGACCACGGACTGATACGGCCCAACGCGGCGCACGGTCTTGTCGACCCGACTCCAGGCCTGCATGCCCTGATCCTGGCTGGTGCCGTCGATCAGTCGCACAACGTCGGCCGGCTTCGGCGCAAACTGGCCGCTGTCCGGGTTCTGCACATGGGCGTTCAGGCCGCGGCGCACCGACTCAATGTCGTAGCCCGCCAGGGCATCGAAAAACACGTCGACGAACCCGGTGGTGATCTGCTTGCCGTAAACGCTCATGATCTTGGCGAGCATGGCGGCCAGCGTTACCTTGTCTTCAGCTCTCACGGACGTAGTCCCCTTCGATAACCGGGTCGTCTTCCCGCAGGAAATCGTGCTCACCACCACCGCCTTGCTGCCGCTGCAGCTGGCGAACCACCTCGTTGTTCGCGTCCTCGATCTGCTGCTGGCGGTTCATCGCCCCACCCTGGCGCGGCTGCCTCTGCGCGATACGAGCCTGAGAGGTGCGCATCCAGCGCTGCCAGGTGGCCTTCCAGTCCGCCATTGGCTTGCCGTTGCCCTTCCAGTAGTCGAGGAACTGTTCCAGCTCCCAATCCAGATTCACGTCGGGCGCCTTCTCCTTCGCCCAATCCAGCATTTCGGTTGTCACCAAGAACGGCAGCGGCAGCGGCTTCTTCGGCTTGGCCCGAGAGCCTTCCGGCTTCGCCTTCGCCGCCGGCTTCTTCGCCAGCTGTCCCTGTGACGGGTCACCAAGGGGGGCTATAGGGGGTTCTTTTCCCTCTCCCTCTCCCTCTCTATTCCCTGTCCCTCTCCCTCTCTTAGCCGTGTCAGTTGCGTGACCTGTCACCGTGACAGGTCCGTGACTTGTCACGCCTGATTCCGGCAACTCCAGCGCGGCGAATGCCTCGCGCAGCGCCTTGGTCGGTGTGTTGTAAGGCAGCACCTGTCCGGCCTCGCGCAGCGCTGCGAACATCTGCGCCCGGTCTTGCCGCTCCTTTTCCTTGCGCTTGTTCTCGCTCTCCTTTGCCGCCCGGTGCTCGACTCGCTGCGCCCAGGCGTCAACAGCCTTCTCGGCCACAACTGGGTGGTACAGGCGCCCGTCTGAGCACTTCACGAACCCGCGCAGCGCGCCATCGCGCACCTTTTTCCAACCCTTCAGGTCACGGCCGAACCCCGCATAAGCAGCCAGGGCCTGCTCGGCATCCGGCAGAGAGCCGGCCGGTACCTGATTCCAACTTGCGCACCACAGCAGCACCGCAGCGCGGAACTCGTCACCGCTCGCCTCGATCGCCAGGTCGCTGTCACGCAGCCGGTTCACATCCAGCGGCATGAACGGCAACCCGCGCAGATCAACATCAGCAGGCACCAGCGGCGCCGGCAGATCACTGGCTGTCATCAGCACCCTCGGCAGCCAGGTAGTCGGTGACGATCTGCACTGTCGCCTGCTCAGGCGTCAGGGCCTTGCTGCGTGCGTAGTGCTCAAGCCGGGTCCGCTGTGTCGCCGACATTTCGGCGATATAGCGGCCGATCTCGTCATCGACCTGTTTCGGTGTTGGTGTTGTCATGCCCATAAGGGCCTCCCGAGGGCCTTCAGGCCGCTGCACTGGTTGCTTTACGCTCTTCCTCGTCGAGCCAACGCTCGACGATTTCCCGCACCAGAACCGCGCGGCGTTTCCGCTGCTTACGGCACTGGTCCTCGATGCGATCGAGGGTTTCATCGTCGAAACGCGCCTTGATTTCGTTGTGCTTCACCGGGGGAAACATGCAGAACTCCTTACGCCACCTCTTCGGCCGGCGACTGATCCATAAACCGTCTGGGGTACAAGATCTGGAGTTCTGTCAGTTCCCCACCGAAGGCCAGGCACAGCTTTTCAGCGAGTGCCGGGGTAGCCGTCTGCAGACAACGCTCAATGCGCGAAAGGGCTCCGACATCTGCGCTGCCGCCTAGCTCAGCAACCAGGTCAATGACCTGCTGCAAGCTCCAACCGCGTTTCTTTCGGGCCTTCCTCAATGGGGACATTGCACACCTCCTCGGTAGGTCTCCCATAAATATTTTGCTCTATTCGCAAATTAGCGGCAACAGCAAATTTGCGCAAGCAGCTTTGCTCGCTGCGCCAGCTCGGCCCGAGAATTTGATTCATGAAAATTGGCACTACTGTCCGGGCTGCCCGGAAAGCCAAGGGCATGACCCTTGAGCAACTCGCACACGAAATCGGCACTGATGCCGGTAACCTGTCTCGTTTTGAGCGCGGCCTCCAGGGCGCCGGCCAGGACGTGCTCGAGCGAATGCTGAGCATCCTGAACATTCAGATATCGAGCGAAGAACTAGACGAAAGCAACGTCGGGGCTGCCATGGCAGTCAGAGGGCAAGTCCCCCTGATTTCTTGGATTCAGGCCGGGTGTTGGAGCGAAGTCTCGGATATCTATGCCGTTGGGGACGCAGAGCAATGGCTGCCCTGCCCGGTCTCACACGGCCCTAGAACTTACGCACTGCGGGTGCGCGGCCTTTCCATGTACAACCCCGCCGAGCGTCACTCTTTCAACGATGGCGATATTATTTTTGTGGACCCCGACCGTGCAGCAATTCACCGCTCACTGATCGTGGCCAAGCTCACCGACACCCAAGAAGCCACCTTCAAGCAGCTCTTGATTGAGGGCGACCAACGATTCCTCATGGCACTTAACCCGTCTTGGCCGAATCGAATTTTTCCCATCAACGGTAACGCCGAGATCTGCGGAGTTGCGATCGCTAAGCACGAACCCCTGATCTAAACCTTTCCCGATCAAGTAGCCCGCCTTGCGCGGGCTTTTTTGTGCCCCACATAAATATTTGCGCTTGACGCAAACAAAAGTTTGCGCATAATCCAAATCGTCGGTTTGCGATTGGAACAAATTTGTGGAGGCCTACGATGATGCTGCACCCCGATCTGATCAACAGCGCCCAGCCGCTGCCGTATCCGGGCCTTCCGGAGCGTGAAGAAACCCGCAAGCGTTCGATGACTGCCATGCAGTGCCTGGTGCTCAACGAACTGCAGCAGGGTGAACCGAAGCTGTGCAACGCCTTCGCCCAGTTCTGCGCTGATCGCTTCGACGAAGACACCCGCTTTGCCCTGTGCCTCTCCCGAATTACTGGCGAGAAGCCCGAGCAAAAGCAGGCCGACAAGCTGGTCACCGAGCATGTCGAGAAGTGCCGCCCGCTGTTCGTGGCCGAGGAAGTCGAGCGCCGCATCATCGCCGCGAAGTTCGAAGCGCTGGGGCTGCAGCAATGATCCGCGCAAACAACTGGCGCCGGAACCTCGACCCGCGCGATCCCAACTACCTCGACCCGCTCACCGATGAAGAGCTGGCCGAGCAAGAGGATGACGAAGCCTGGCAGGCCGAGTGCCGCGAGCAGGATGCAGAGGTGGCTTATGTCTGAGTGGCAGAAGACCAAAGCTCAGCTCCTTATCTCCCAGGCCATCGGCAAGCTGGTGCTGGCCGCCGATCAACCGATCCTGATCCAGGCCATGGCCAAGGAACACGCCGACGGCATGAACCAGCTGGCCTATGCCACCGGCCTGATCACCGATGCCGAGTTCGACGACTACCAGGCTCACATCGTCGCCATCGGCAAGCGTAACGGCCTGCTGCCGACCACGCCGAGCGATTCGGGCGCCGCCAAGGCGGTGCAGCCATGACCCATAACACACCGAAAACACTCGCAGAGGCTATCGCGCAAGCGGCGTCCTTCGGCCTCACCGACGTGCGCCAGATCAAGCAGGCGGTCCGCCGCCGTGGCGTTTGGTTCCTCACTTGGGGAGTACAGGCATGAGCCGTTTCACCAAAGACACCCTGCGCGCCGCCGCTGTGTGGCTCGCCATCTGGGGCGCCTGCATGGCAGCAGCCCTGATCAAGTACGGAGTACCGCCCGCATGACAACAACAGCCACAGCACAGGACAGCCTTATCCGCCTGCCCGAAGTGCTGAAGAGAACCGGCCTCTCGCGCAGTTCGGTTTACCGACTGCTCGACGCTGGCGACTTCCCGGCCAAGCGGAAGCTGATGGGAACCGGCCGCAGCTCTCCCGTCTGCTTCTCGGCAAACGAGGTGCAGGCCTGGATCGATCAACGCAAGAACCCCGCCAACGACGGCGAAGAACAGTAGGACGGCAACCATGGCAACTCAGGACAAAGTCGCGCCGAAGATGGCGCTGTGGGAATCGGTGAAGACCACCGACAAGGCGTTCACCAAAACCCAGGAGTTGGAAGGCCGCAACGTCACCAGCATCAACGGCATGTATGTCGTTCAGCGCGCCACCGAGACTTTCGGCCCCATCGGCAAGGGCTGGGGCTACGAGATCCTTGTGGATCGCTTCGACCAGGGCGCCCCGATCAGGGACAAGAAGACTGGCGAGGTGATCGCCCATGAGCAGATGCACACCATCCTGCTGAAGCTCTGGTACGTCCATGGCGGCAAGCGTAGCCACGTCACCCAGTACGGGCACACCCCTTTCGTCCGCAGCAGTCAGTGGGGCGCCTACACCGACTTCGACGCTCCGAAAAAGAGCCTCACCGACGCCATCAAGAAGTGCCTCAGCCTAATTGGTTTCTGCGCTGACGTGCACCTCGGCATGTTCGAAGACGAGACCTATCTGGAAGGTCTCGACCTGAAGAAGCGCCTGGAAGAAGCCGGCGAAGGCGGTAAGCAGGAAGTCATGGAAGAAGTGAAAGCCGAGTTTCGGGCCTGGGTTGAAAACCAGATCAGCGTGATCAACGGGACGAACAACCAGCGATCTCTCGAAGCCATCCGGAAAAACATCTGCGCGAAAGCCCGCGAAAAGGCGGTTGTCGCGAACTACGACCCAGCCGAAGTAGAGCGCCGCATCACCGAAGCGGCCGAAGAACGCCTGCAATTTCTGAACGAAAAGTACGGCATCGCACATCAGTAACGGAGAAATAGCCATGACCATCATGAACCACGTGAACATCGAAACCGGCACCGTGAACATTGCCGTTTTCAACCAAACCGACGCTGCCCTTGCTGCGCTGCGCGAGAAGTATCAGGTCGTGCCTGATGCCAACACCGAGGACGGCTATGCATTCGTCAAGGAAGGCATCAAGGAACTGACCACCCTTCGCACCCGCCTCGAGGGGGTGCGCAAAGAGGTGAAGGAACCCTACCTGCAGGCCGGCCGAATCATCGACGCCGAAGCCAAGCGCATCACCACCGAGCTCACCACCTTGGAAGAGCCGATGAAGGCTGCGAAGAAAGAGGTCGATGATCGTGTCGAACGCGAGCGCCAGGAACGTATCGCCCGCCTGCAGGCGAAGGTCGACGCGATCAAGGCCATGCCCGGCCAAGTACGGGGCAAGAGCAGCGAAGAGATCGAGGCAATGCTGGATCGCGTTGGCGAGATCGACGCCGCGCACGACTTCTTCGACCTCACCAAGGAAGCCATGGCCGCACGCCAGGCCGCGCTGGATGAACTGACCCAGATGCTGGCCGATCGCCTGGAATTCGAAGTCAACGAGAAAGCTCGCCTGCAGGCCGAAGCCGAGCGCGCCGAGCTGCAACGCCAACTCAAGGCACAGCAGGAAGAGAACGATCGCATCCTGCGCGAGCAGCAAGCCGAAATGCAGCGCCAGCAGGAAGAAATGCGCCGCCAGCAGGAAGAACTCCAGCAGCAGCGCGAGGAACTGGCACGCGCCCAGGCCGCCCTGCAACCGTCTGCACCAGTAGCTGCTGAGCCGGCCAAGTCTGAAGCACCTGCCGAAGTGGTCGCGGCCAAACCTGCACCTACCACCAGCAAAGCCAAAGCGGACAACCGTCAATGGCGCGCAGTGGTGGTGGACAAGTCCTCGCTGATCGCCGCCATCGCCGCCGGCTACGCCACCGAGGACCTGCTGATCATCGACCAGGCCGCCCTGGACAGCCTGGCCAACGACAAGCGCAACAGCCTGGAACTGCCGGGCGTTGTCGCCCAGCCGGTACCGGCCACCCACGCCGCCTAACTCAATCCCTGAATAACCGACCGCGCCGGCCATCCGGCGTGGGTTGGGGTTCCTACACCCTGGAGCACGCGAAATGACTCAGAACATCAACGTATTCGATTTCGAAACCACTGGCATTCCGGACTGGAAACAGCCCAGCGAAGCCGGCCACCAGCCGCATATCGTCGAAGTCGCCGCCCTGCTGTGCGACGCCGACGGCAAGATCCTCGAACGCTACCAGGCCATCGTCCGCCCGAACGGCTGGGAGATCACCCCGGAAATGACCGCCATCCATGGCATCAGCCATGAGCAGGCCATGGACGAGGGTATTCCGGAGATCGAGGCCCTGGACGGGTTCCTGGCCATCCACACCCAGGCAGCAATCCGCGCCGCCCACAACGCCACCTTCGACGACCGTATCGCGCGCATCGCCATCGCCCGCTACCACGGCAAGGACCTGGCCGACGCCTTCAAAGACTCTACCGAGAAGTTCTGCACCTGCTACAGCGCCCGCGGCAAGGTCGATGGCATCGGCAACAAGCTGCCCACCCTGGCCGAAGCCTACAAGCACTTCACTGGCGAAGACATGGTGGAAGCCCACCGCGCCATGCCCGATGCCCTTGCCTGCGCCCGCGTGTACTTCGCCCTGATGGGCGTGGCCATGCCGGCTGCTGCGTGAGGCCGAAGCCATGATCGATCCTCGCGCCAATAGCCCAGAACGCATTGTGCCGCCGGCACCGCTGCCAGTTGTGAGCCGTCGCCGCCTGCTCAAGATCAAGGATGCCTTCCCCATCCCCACCACCTGCAACTGCTGCAACGGCGACCGCGTGCGCCTGGTGGAGAACTCCGAGATCTACAACGGCAAATCGTTCGGTGACTGGCCCTACGCCTATCTGTGCATGGATTGCTTCGCCTACGTCGGCCTGCATCCGGGCACCGATCTGCCGCTGGGCACGTTGGCCACCAAGCCAATGCGCAACGCCCGCAACAGCAGCAAGGGCGTTTTCAACCGCATCTGGCGCGAGGGCCACATGAGCCGTGACGGCGCCTATGCCTGGCTGACCAGCCAGCTCGGCATCCAGGCATCCGAATGCCACTTCGGCCTGTTCGATATCGAGCGCTGCCACCGCGCCAAAACTGTTTGCGAACAGTTCATGGCCACCGCCGGCCGTCGCCAGGCCTGAACCCAGGAGATCGCCATGCACCACGAAACAACACTCAACCTGCCGTCCCCGTCATCCAAGGAAGTCGAGCGCGAATGGCTCGCTGACCGAGTAGCCGAGTTTCAGGCCCGGGGCGCGCAGGCAATTGAATCACCGATCGAGAAGCGTCCGCTGGTCAGCGGCCAGTGGACCGCTTCCGGCATGACGATCATCACCGAGGCCCGCCGTCATGAGCAGGCCGCCAAGGCCCATCGCAAGGCAGGCGGTCGCCCCATCGGTGCAGTCGTTGTCGACAGCCCTGCCCTGGTCGAGCGCGCCCGCGCCATGGCCGGCCTAGGCCTCTCCAAGTATGCCGCAGCTCGCGCACTCGAGATTGGCACCGTGCGCCTCGAGCGCATGGGCAAAAAGCACGGTTTCGAGTTCGCCACCAAATCCCCTAAAGCAGCCTGAGGACACAGCCATGTGGTTCCGTAGCCTACTGATATACCGCATCACACAAGCCATCGACCTGGCCGCCGAAGCGCTGGAAGTCGCTCTGGCCAGCAAGCCGGCCCGCCCCTGCGAGAGCCAGGAGCTGACCACCTACGGTTTCGCCGCGCCGCTCGGCAAAGGCCCCAATGCGCCCCTGGTGCACGCCGTCGAAGGCATGCTGCTGATTCGCGCTCGCAAGGAAGAGCGCATGTTGCCCGGCTCCGTGGTGCGAGACGCACTCAAGGAGAAGGTCGACGAGATCGAAGAGACCCAGATGCGCAAGGTCTTCAAGAAGGAGCGCGACCAGATCAAGGACGAGATCGTGCAGGCCTTCCTGCCTCGCGCCTTCACCCGTAACGCCAGCACCTACGCAGCGATCGACCCGGTCGCCGGCCTGATCTATGTCGATGCCACGTCGCCGAAGCGCGCCGAGGATCTGCTGTCGACCCTGCGCGAATGCATCGGCTCCCTGCCGATTCGCCCGGTGTCCGTGAAGATCGCCCCCAGCGCCACCCTGACCGACTGGCTCAAGCAGCAGAGCGCGGCCGAAGGCTTCTTCGTGCTGGACGAATGCGACCTGCGCGACACCCACGAAGACGGCGGCAGCATTGCTGCCAAGCATCAGGATCTGACCAGCGAAGAGATCCAGTTGCACCTGTCCACCGGCAAGCAGGCCACCAAGCTCTCCCTGGCCTGGCAGGACAAGCTGTCGTTTGTCCTCGACGACAAGCTGCAGATCAAGCGCCTGCGCTTCGAAGACCTGCTGACCGACCAGGCCGAGCAGGACGGCGGCGATGACGCCCTATCCCAGCAGTCCGCCAGCTTCTTCCTGATGATGCGCACCTTCCGCGAGTTCGTGCCCGAACTGCTCACCGCCCTGGGCGGCGAAGAAGTGCCCACCGGTATCTGACCAGCCAGCAACGAACAGGAAAATCATCATGCCTATCCGTCACAGCATCATCCACCTGATCGACAAAAAGCCCGACGGCAGCCCTTCCGTGCTGCATGCCGTCGCCCAAGCACTGCCTGACTCGCAGGCACGCGACAACCTGCTGACCGATCTGAACGAGGCCTACAACGCCAAACCGGGCAAGGCCTGGGGCCTGTTCCACGAGGAGTCAGGCGCCTACCCGCTCAGCGGCTGGCTGCGCGATTACCTCGATGGCAAGCAGGACTTCGTCGCCTTCAGCCGTGTGGCCGTCGAGCACCTGCAGAAACTGATGGAGGAATCCAACCTAACCGTGGGCGGTCACGCCATGTTCACCCACTACCAGCAAGGCATGACCGACTACCTGGCCATCGCCCTGCTGCACCACAGCGAAGGCGTGACGATCACCGAAGACCTCGAGGTTGTGCCGGCCAAGCACCTCGACCTGACTCAACTGCACCTGGCCGCACGCATCAACCTGAGCGAATGGCGCAACAACCCTAACTCGCGCCAGTACATTTCGTTCATCAAGGGCAAAGGCGGTCGCCGCGTCTACGACTACTTCCGCGACTTCATCGGCTGCCAAGAAGGCATCGACGCCCCCGGCGAAACCCGCACCCTGCTCAAGGCCTTCAGCGACTTCGTGGAAAGCGAGGATCTGGCTGAGGACGCTGCTCGCGAAAAGACCAGCACCCTGGTCGGCTACGCCACCAGCCAGGCCAAGCTTGGTGAGCCGATCAGCCTGGAAGAGTTGGCCGCATTGGTCGATGAAGATCGCCCGCAGGCCTTCTATGACTTCATCCGCAACAAAGACTACGGCATGTCGCCGGTATTTCCAGCAGACAAACGCACCCTGACCCAGTTCAAGCGCTTCACCGGCCGCACCGATGGCTTGTCGATCAGCTTCGACGCCGGCCTGTTGGGCAACAAGGTCGAGTTTGACCAGGCCCGCGGCCAACTGGTGATTCGCAGCCTGCCGCAGCAACTGGTCGATCAGCTCAAGCGCGCCGAAAAAGCAGAGGCCTCGGCATGACAGTCTGCTACGAGAAGTTCCTGCAGGACAAGGTATGCGTAGCGCCGACCTATGGCTTCGAGGTGCTGCCGGAACTGGTGAACCCGAACATGAAGCCGCACTGCCGGGCTATCGTGCCGTGGCTGCTGGCCGGCGGACGGCGCGCGCTGTTCGCCAGCTTCGGCCTGCACAAGACGGTCATCCAGTTGGAGTTCGTGCGCCTGGCGTCCGAGTATGCCGGCGGCCGGGGGCTGATCACCCTGCCGCTTGGCGTGGTTCAGGAGTTCCGCCGTGATGCAGTGCAGCGCCTGGGCTGGGCCGAACCGCCGCGCTTCATCCGCAGCATCGAGGAAGCCGGCGAAACCGGTGTCTACCTGACCAACTACGAAACCGTGCGGGACGGCAAGCTCGACCCGCGCGATTTCGTGGCCACCAGCCTGGACGAGGCCGACGTACTGCGCGGCTTCGGCGGCAGCAAGACATTCCGCGAGTTCATGCGTCTCTTCGCCGGCGACGATCGCCAGGCCGGCATCAAGACCGAGGGCATCCGGTACCGCCTGGTGGCCACCGCCACGCCTTCGCCGAATGACTATATCGAGCTGCTGGCCTATGCCGCCTACCTGGGCGTGATGGATGTCGGCGCCGCCAAGACCCGCTTTTTCAAGCGCAACAGCGAGAAGGCCGACGAACTCACCATCCACCCGCACAAGGAAGAAGAGTTCTGGCTGTGGGTGGCCAGTTGGGCACTGTTCATCCAGAAGCCCAGCGACCTGGGTTTCAGCGACGACGGCTACATCCTGCCCGAACTCGACCTGCACTGGCACGAACTGCCCAGCGACCACCGCCAGGCCGGCGCCGAGAAGGACGGCCAGGGCCGCCTGTTCAGCAATGCCGCCATCGGCGTACAGGACGCCGCCAGGGTCAAGCGCGACAGCCTGGCCGCACGTGTTGAAAAAGTCGTGGAGATCCTTCGCGATGAGCGATCAAAAGTCCAGAAACAAGACCTACTACCAAGAGAATGCGGAGCGTCTCAGGGCCGAGAAATTGGCCTATTACCACGCCAACAAGGAAGCATGCCAGGCACGCAGCCGGGAGTACCACAAGACGTACAAGCGCCCGGAACTGTCGTCGGAGAAGCGGGAGGAAATAAACCGCAAGCGGCGGGAGAAGTATGCCAACGACCCGAATCATCGGGAGAAGCTGAAGAAGCAGGCGAAATCCTGGGCGCGCCAAACGCCGGAGAAAAAGCGGGCCTCTCGCCTGAAGTCGGAATACAGGCTGGAGCAGGACGAGTATCAGGCGATGCTGGAGAGCCAGGGCGGTGCGTGCGCGATATGCGGGGCGCAGTCGACGGGCGTTCGGGAGAAGGGGAAGCGGGAACGCAGCCTATCGGTGGATCACTGCCACACGACGGGGAAAGTGCGGGGCCTGCTCTGCCACAACTGCAACTTCGGGATCGGCCACTTCAAGGACAACCCGGATCTGCTCCGCATTGCGATGGCCTACCTGATCAAGTCGTCATCTGGTGCGACCTGAACAGCGAGCAGGTCGCCATCGAGAAAGCGCTTGATGCCGAGGGTATCTCCTATTCATCGCTGACCGGGAGCATGGACGTTGGCCTGCGCGAGAAGCTGGTGGAGCAGTGGCGCAACAAGGAAACCACCGTGTTCCTCAGCAAGCCCGTCATGTACGGCGCCGGCGTCAACCTGCAGCAGAGCCACACCATGATCTTCGCCGGCATTGGCTTCAAGGCGAAAGACGTACTGCAGGCCGTGCACCGCATCCAGCGCTTCCAGCAAACCCACCAATGCACCGCCCACTTCATCCACACCGAGGCCGAGCGGGATATCCGCCGCCAACTCGAGAAGAAGTGGCGCCAGCACAACAGGCAAGCAGACAAGATGACCCAGATTATCCGCGAGTTCGGCCTGGCGCATGCCGCCATGGCCCAGCAACTGGCGCGCTCGCTCGGCGTCGAGCGTGTCCAGGCATCCGGTGAGCATTACACCGTCGTGAACAACGATTGCGTGCTGGAAACCCAGCAGATGCAGGCCGACAGCGTGCACCTGATCATGACCAGCATCCCCTTCGGCAACCAATACGAGTACTCGCCGAGCTACAACGACTTCGGCCACACCGACGACAGCGAACACTTCTGGCAGCAGATGGACTTCCTGATTCCGGAACTCTACCGGGTACTGCAACCAGGGCGCATTGCTGCCATCCATGTGAAAGACCGCATCACCCCCAGCGGTATCTCCGGCATGGGCTTTCAGGTGGTCGAGCCGTTCAGCGATCAATGCACCGCCGCGTTCCGCAAACACGGCTTCGGCTTCCTGGCCCGCAAATCGATCATCACCGACGTGGTACGCGAGAACAACCAGACCTATCGCCTGGGCTGGACCGAACAGTGTAAAGACGGTTCGCGCATGGGTGCCGGCATGCCCGAGTACCTGCTGCTGTTCCGCAAGCCCCCGACCGATCGCAGCAACGGCTATGCCGACGTGCCGGTAGTCAAAAGCAAAGAGGACTTCACCCGTCCGCGCTGGCAGTTCGACGCGCACGGCTTCATGCGCTCGAGCGGCAACCGACCACTGATGCCCGAAGATCTGGATGGCCTCGAACAGGCCGCCATCTTCCAACTGTTCAAGAAGCACAGCCTGGAGAACGTCTACGACTTCCGCCACGACGTGATGATCGCCGAGCACGTCGACAAATCCGGCTGGCTGCCCAGCAAGTTCATGCTCCTGCAGCCGCAGAGTTGGCACCCGGACGTGTGGACGGATATCACCCGCATGCTGACCCTGAACAGCAGCCAGGCCGCTAAGGGCCGCGAGCAGCATATTTGCCCGCTGCAGTTCGATATCGTCGACCGCGCCATTGAGCAATACACCATGCCCGGCGAAGTGGTCTACGACCCGTTCGGCGGCATCGGCACCACCCCAGTCCGCGCCGTGAAGTTCGGCCGCTACGGCCGCGGCTGCGAGCTCTCCCCGCCCTACTTCCTCGAAATGGCCAACTACTGCGCCGCCGAGGAACGCAAGGTGGCCATGCCCGACCTCTTCGCCCTGCTCGATGCCGAGCAGCAGGAAGGTGAAGGGTGAGCCGCCGCAAGCCCAACAACCCGCGCGCCCGGCTGGAGCGATCCTGCCGGGCCATCCTGAGCAGTAACCACGTTGCCGTGGTGAGCATCAGCCCGAGCGGCTGGCAGGGCATGGTCAATTGGAAGTTGGCCAAGCGCATCCCGCCCGGCCGCATGGTCGCCGACGCCCTCTGCGATATACCGCACCGCTGGACGATCTACGTCGCCGGTCTGTGCGTGGATCAGTCGGGCAATCGGTACATGAAGAGCATCGAGGCCATGCCCGATGGCAACTACCTGGCCGCGCACCTGACGGACGTTATCGAGACCTGCGTGCTCGACCAGCGCGCCACCTGCAACCCGCGCCACCTGATCGGCTCTGGCTGGATCGCCATTCCCGCCCAGGTATCGCTGACCGAAGAACAGGCCTACCGGATCTTCGATCTAGTCGGCGCCTGGAATCAACTCAAGGTGAGCGCATGAACGCCCCTATCTACTGCCGCACCACCGGCCTGCGTGTCGGTGCGTGCACCTGCATGCGCTGTAACCCTCAACAACCGAGCAAGGACAAAGACCAATGAGCAACGACAAGACCCTGCAGCAGCTTCTCACCGACCGCATCGCCAGCTACACCGCCAGCGAACGCCCAGTTGAACTGATCGATGCTGGCATCGACAAGATGTTCAAGGAACTGGTGGAAAACACTTTCCGCAGCTACGGCGACTACGCCGACAAGATCAAGGAAGCGCTGAAGGCAGCACTACCAGCCAACGTAAGCGACTTCGTGCAGTTGGAACGTTACAACGCTCTGATCGCCAACGCACTCAAAGAGCGCTGGGCCAGCCTAGGCGTGGAATCCAGCCTGATGGAAGGCGCCAACAAAGCGATCGACGAGATCCTTACCGATGGCGGCGTGCTCAAGGCCGAGTACACGCTGAGCGAGGTGCTCGAAGCGTTCATCGAAAGCCAGAAGGAACAAGCCGCCGAGAATCACTGGGAAGCCCCTGAGATTCGCATGGAAGAAATCGAGCAGTACGGCAGCAAGTACATCCACCTGTACTTCGACCCCGAACCGGAATCCTCCTACAAATCTTCCGGCTACGCCCGAACCGGTCGCAGCGAGTATCAGCTCAAGCACGCAATCCACATGCGTGTCGAATCCGAGCGCAAATCTGATTCCAGTTGGCGGCCTGATGATCAGGTCTGCGAGGTGTACTCCGCCAAGTTGGACGAAAAGAAGATCGGCGTAGCCATGCCCCTCCGCACCAAGTGGGAAAAGATCGTCGCCGCCCTCTACTTCGGCAACGCCAAGCTGATCGTCGACTGCGACCCAGCCGACTACAGCTACGGCCTGTACGACTGACCAATTGAAACCAGCCCGGCCGGACTTCCCTGCCCGATGCCGCCGGCCAGGCCAGACAACGATTATCCCACACCTGTGAGGTGAACCATGAACAAGCAATGCGTGAACTGCCCTGGTGCAGTCGATCACACCACCGCTGAATGCCCGGTAATGGTCGAAGCGTCTGCACCCATCGACCCTATCCATTCCGCGATGATGCTGGGCATGACGCCAGAGCCGTGCGAGCCAGTGATCGAGATCACTCGCCAGGCCGTAACCAAGCTGCTCGACGTTGTCGAGTTCGGCGACCAACTGGAGCGCGTCGAGAAAGATCGCCTGGTCGCATTCGTGAAGGATCTTCTGGCCGAAGATCAGCCGGAACTGTGGGCCACTTACAGCCCAGGCCCTGGCGAGGCTCATCCGTGCATGTCGAAGGAACATGCAGAGCGGGAGGCAAAAGCCACTATCGAGGTCTGCGAAAAGATGAAGGCCGACCGGATCGCCCGCGGCCAAAACTCGACGCCTTGGCCGAAGATCGTGGTCGAAGTGATCCCTTCCCCATTCACGCCTCTGGAACACTTCGAACTGCTGGCCAAGGAAACCATCCAGCATCGCGACGATCTTGTCGACTACGTTCGAGAGTTGGAAAACAAGCTCAAGGACACCCCAGAGCCCGCCTGGCGCGCCCTGATACGCCTCGCAATGAACATGCTGAGCCTGCGCAACCATGTGCCCGGCAGCGACGTAGACCTCTGCGTAAGAGCCCTGGCTGACCTGCTGGAGGGCAAGCATTCGCCAGCACCAGAGCCATCAGAAGCATGGCGGCAAGTTGCAGAGATTGCCCGGGCCGAAGCACCTGCAGTTGTAAACCAGCAGGTTACTACTGCCGAACTCACCAGCGTTCGATGCCAGTGCTGCCAGGCAGATCACGCGGCTGACAGTTACGACGCCGGTTTCATTGCCGGCAGCGGCATGTGCCAGGTTTGCGATTCGGCCATGCCGCCGAAGGACTTGCCGGCTGCCGTATCGGCGGGCGTGGAAGAGGTGGAGGTGGTTGGTTACAGATTCTTCCACGTAAACCACGGGTACATTTTCCGGCGCACGCATATTTACGAGGGGAATCCGAGCCTTGAGGCGCACAGCCTAATGACCGTCGCCCAGCATCGCCGAATCCTCGATGCCCTGATCAATACCCCTCATACCGATGAATGGTTTGACGCCGTTCGCCTGGAAGCCGCTCACCAGATCCAGCGCTGGGGAACCGACCACGACGCGGGCAAACAGCCGGCCGACTGGTTCTGGCTGCTCGGCTATCTGGGCCAGAAAGCCATGACCGCTCAGATCGCAGGCGACGAACAGAAGGCCAAACACCACACCATCAGCTCCGGCGCGATGTTGCTCAACTGGTTCCGCGCCATGGTCGGCGACACCAACGCCATGCGCCCTGGTATCGCTCAAGACCAGCAGGAGGTTCAGCCATGATCGTCGACGACGTTATGACCGACAAAATCACCCTGCACGGGCTCGGCTTTGTGCAGGTTCAGCTGCCTGCCGACCAGCGCTTGCACGTCTGGCACCCTGAACTGCCGCGCCGCCACTGCTTCGAGCATTCGGCGATCCACAACCATCGTTTCTCGTTCTCGTCGCGCGTACTCGTCGGCGAGCAGATCAACATCGAGTTCGACGCCACCAAGCTAGGCGACCCGACCCACGTCCTTTACCTGCACGAAGGACCGCGCACTGCGCGCGGTGGGCGTCCATGGGTTCCGGACGGGGAAGCTCGGATGATCGAGAAGTGGCGCAGTTCCTGCCACCCCGGCTGCACCTACAACATGCGCGCGTATGACTTCCATCGAACCGAGCCTGGCGGCGACGGCAAGGTGGCCACCGTCATGACCAAGACCTTCGAAGGCCAGCAAGGCGCGCACTCCACCTGCCTTATCGGCATCGACCCTGATGGCGACTTCGATCGCTACCAGTGGTCGCCGGCGCAACTGTGGGAAATCGTCAGCGATGTTCTGACCGGGAGCAGGCGGCCATGACCAAGAAACTGCGCTGCTACTTCGCCGGCCACCGGTACCCGGACGAATACCCCTACGTCGAGGCCTGCTTTGCGTATAGCCACAAAGAGGCAAAGCCCCTGCTGTGGCGCGACGGATCGGAGATCAAAGCCGTCTGCGACGGCGATTACTTCGATATGTCGGTGAAGCACCAGCCCGAGCACGACAGCCTCGCTGAGAAATACGGGATCACCAGCCCCCGCGTTATCGGTGACGACAAGCTGCTGCGTGAAATGGGCTGGAGCATCGAGGGTGATTCACGCTGCGCCAAGTGCAACCTGGCTGAGTACGACGGTGAATACCCACTCTGCGAGCACTGCGACCAGTGCGAGGAATGCGGCCATCCCCACGACTGCCCGGAGCACGGCAAGGCTGGTGGCGCATGAGCAGTCTGCACATCCACGCCCCTCGCGGCATCTACATCGCCCAGGTTCGCCGCCGGTTCGAGCGCAAGTGGACGCAGGTCGGCGGCGAGTTCAAGCAGAAGCACCGCGCCCAGAGCACCGCGGCCGGGAACATGGTCGGCGACTTCGTTCGCGCCCGCGTGCTGTTCTGCGCTGAGTGGTACGACCCGGTTGTCGTTATGGAGGCCAGCAGATCATGAACCACCAACCCAAAGCCGGCCGATGCCGCGCCTGCACAAAGCTCTGGGAGGACTGCAGCGCGCTGCCCTTCCACACGATGCCGATTCACAGCCAGGACGGTACCGACGCGGTAGTGATCTGCAGCGAGTACACGAAGGCTGCAAACGAGGCTCTTTCAGAAGGACTCAAAAAGTGCCGGCAATGCGAGAAGGCTCTGCCACAGGAATCCTTCTATAAGCAACGGCACACGTGCAAAGCATGCCTTTTGGAGCGGACGCGCAAATGGCGAGCCGAAAACAGGGACAAATACCTAGCGATCCAGAGGCGCTCTGACAAGAAGCGTAAACCCAACAGGCACAACCCAGAGCACATATGGCGCTGGAAAATCAAAAGCAAGTATGGCCTGAGCGCCGATGATTACGTGGCCATGTACGAACTGCAGGGCAAGGCGTGTGCCGCCTGCGGCGAGCCAGGGTCTATCGACCCAGGAGACAAAAGCCAACCTCGCCTTGCCATCGACCATGATCACGCCACCGGACGTGTAAGAGGGCTACTGTGCGGCCCCTGTAATCGCGCAGAAGGGCTTCTGAAAACCTCAAAAGCCGCAGAGGGACTACTGGCCTACATGAGGAAGCACGAATGCGCAGAATCTATCTGAGCGGGCCGATGACAGGGCTTCCCGGCTACAACTATGCAGCCTTTAACGCCGAGGCCGCTCGCCTGCGCGCCCTTGGGTACCACGTCGAGAACCCTGCAGAGAATCCGCCCCAGGATAGCTGGGAGGCGTACATGGCCGTGTGCATTCCGCAGATGGCCACCTGCGACACGATCGCCCAGCTACCAGGCTGGTCGGAGTCGCGCGGGGCGCTACGCGAACGGCAGGAGGCGGTACACCTAAGCATGGTGATCACACCAGCGGCGAAGATCGTCGCGCGCTGCCGGGATACGGGTGATTCCGACGATAGTCCGCAGACATAG